CCTCTTTGACGAACCGCGTGACGTAGTGCAGAGCCTTGAAGCTGAGCGGACCCGTCGGATTGAGCGGAGCGAACTGGACGCCGAGGTCCGTTTCGGTTCCACCGGTGAACAGCGAGTCGAAGTCGTAGCCGGCAACGGCATTGAATTTCGAGGCACTGCGGAGGTAGAGCTGGGCGCGGATGTCAGAGTTGACATACTGCGTAATCAGCTTGCGGAGCGAGTCTTCGGCCGAGAGGTAGCTCGACTTGAAGGCCGCGTAGCCTTTCTTGACGCAAACGCGGGGACCGCGACCACGCTTGGTTTCCAAGCGAGCCGTGAAGTCAATCGCGTCAGTGAGGTCCTGAATGCCGTTGGTTCCGCAGACCTCAGTATCGCACTGAAAAGTCGGGAGAGCCAGCGAGTCACCAGGAGCCGCCTGCATTTGAACGGGGAAACGGATTTCATCGCTCACGCCGGAGGGGAACACCCCACCGCCGATGACGTTGATGAAAACCGAATTCGCGGCCAACGTTTTGGCCACGGTCCCTACGAGACGGGACACGTCTTTTTGCGCAATCTCAGAAATCTGGTCTGCGCTGTTACATTCACCAGCCATAAAAACCTAGTTGGTTTCTGTCCTCGGGAAATATCCGTCGGACGGTTTTCCTCGCAATTGGGCTGCGAAGTTACCCTGTCAGCGCCGGCCAGCCGCCAGACAGTTTAGGCCGATTGCCCCAGACCAGTAGGGCCGTTAGGTCGTAGGAGAAGTGTCCCGAAAATCGAAAAAGTCAAGAGGGATTCTGCCCGACGCCGGCCAGCCGCTTCAAATAGCCCTGGTAGGTCTTCTCAAGTCCCTCAGGGAAAGCCACTTTGGGACGCCAGCCCAGGCCGCGGATGAACGAATTGTCCAGCACCTTGCGGGGAACGCCCGTCGGCTTGGAGTCGTCGAAGAAAAGCGTGCCCTCGTAACCGACCACGCGGCGCACCTCGTCGGCAATCGCCTTGATGGTCCATTCGTCGCTGCTGCCGGTGTTCACGACCTCGCGGCCGTCGTAGGCGTGCATCAGGAAAAGCAGGGCCACCGCGAGGTCGTCCGCATAGAGCAGCTCCCGGCGGGCCGTCCCGTCTCCCCACACGTCCAGCTCAGGCATGTGCAGCTCTTTGGCCCGGTGCATGCGCGTGACCAGCCCAGGGACGACATGCGACCGGGCGGCGTCAAACCGGTCGCCCGGCCCGTAGAGGTTGCACGGCTGGGCGCAGATGAAGTTCTTCCCCTGCTCGTCCCGCAGGTATTGGCACAGCCGGATGCCGGCCACCTTCGCGATGCCGTAGGCCTCAGTCGTGTCTTCGAAGGCCCCGGTGAGCAGCGCTTCCGGTCGGATGGGCTGCGCGGCGCCGCGCGGGTAGATGCAGGATGACCCCAGAAAGAGCAGCTTCTTCACGCCATACGCAGCCGCGTTCGTGATTACGTTGGTCTGGATGGCGAGGTTCTTGAGCAGGAATTCCACGCGGTTGGTGTCGTTGGCCAGGATGCCCCCGACGTGTGCCGCGCACAGAAAAACGTATTCGATGTTGTGGACAGAGAAGAACCAGCGGACGAGGTCCGGCTTGGTGAGGTCCATCTCGGCGGAGGTCGCCGTCACGATATTGTGGAAGCCCCGCGCGCGGAGCAGGCGCAGCACAGCGTCTCCGACGAGTCCACGGTGCCCGGCGACATAGATTTTGGAATCCAGGTTCATGGATGGTTCTTGATGTATTGCTTACGCGCGAATTCGAGCTGCCGCCGAATCGCCGCGTTCTTGATAGAGTGAACGAAGATTTTCCCGTGGCGCCAGACAGCGTCGGTCATTACCCGCAGTCCGTGGGTGTGCGCGGTCCCGCAGCTGAAGCCGTCGCGGAAATTTTTGTGCGGAATGTTCCCGCGCACGCAGCACGCCATGAAAAACCAGTCGATGAAAAGCATGCGGGAGTCTGGCTCGACAAGCGGCGCCGCCGCAATCAGCCGTTCCACGAGCCCGCGAGACAGGAAGTAGGGCGGCTGCATCGCGAACCGGGGCCACGCGTAGGGCGCCGGTAGCTTGTGCATCATGTCGGAGACCTCGTTGCTCCAGACCACGTCCTCCGCGTAGAGGTATGCCGGCAGCTCCGGCGCCAGACAAAAGCTGTCCGAGTCGTTGCACAGGTAGTGCGTCGCGTCGTAGTCGAGCATGATTTTCCAGTGCTCGACCTGTCGGGCGAAACTTTTCAGCCCGATATATTCGCGCTGCCCGCCCCAGCGACAGATGTGCGGCCCCATGTTCTCGATGCGGGAGTCCTCGGGCGTGACGATGACGATGGGCAGGTGGTGGTGCTCATAGCACGGCATCAAATCGCGAATCTGGTGCGCGTCGCCTTCGTAGCCGTGGACTGTCACAATCGTTTTCACAAGTATTTCTTCCGGACGTGGCTTATCACGTCATCCGTTTTGCAGCCGTGCAGGTAGCACACGCCCTGGTCGAGCAGCGTCGTGTATTGGTCCTCGGTCACACCGGGGCAGTGCCACCACGACTTCATCTGCGGGCAGTCCGCCCAGCCCATGCGCTTGAACTGCGGGGCCAGAATCCAATCCCAACCCGCGCGCGGGGTGCATCCGCCCAGTTTGCGGGTGAACCAGTGCAGGAAAAAGTGGTCGCCGGACACCAGACAGTTGCCGTTGATGTGCTGGTTGCCCGCATCCTTTACACCGGCGTCAATGAGCGGCCCAAAGATGCGCACGGGCTTGACCCGCTGCGCCGCATCCCACGAGCGCGAGATTTCCTCTATCCAACCCTTGCGCAGCGGCGCACCGTCCGCTTCAAGCAGCGCCACAGCCTTGTAAGGCGGGATACGTTTGGCTGCACCGTAAGAATATACGTAGTCGAGTGTGCCGAAAGCGATGTCGTTACACCCGGCTGGCCAGCCGACCCCACGACGACCGCGGTTGATGTGGGTGTGGACTTTGAATTTGCGTGAGACATACTGGATGGTGTCGGTGTCGTGAGTGCAGTCAAAGCGCGCGGAGAAAAGCACGTCGGCGGATTCGCACATGCCCGGCTCCAGGTCCGCGATGAGCCGCGCGAGTTTGCACATCTGCGCCTTGTCGCGCTCCCAGAAGACGAAGGCGAGCAGAAGTTTATTTGACGGGTTTCCCATAACAGTAGCTGCCGATGTGGCCGCACAAACAGCCGAGGTCAACGTGGGCTTGGTGGCCGGCTTGCGTGGCGCGAATGCAAAACTGCACGTCCTCGCCCATCCCCATGCTGGAATTCCGCTTCGAAACCGTGAGCGCATCGCTGATATAACGCATGGCCGCGGCCGGGTCCGCCATCGCGATAGCTTTTTCCACGGCGGCGCGCAGGTCGTGCTCGGAGCTGGTGAACCACTGGCCCCCGAGCCCGTTCGCGCCGCGCGCGAGGTGCGGGAATTTCTTCTCGATGTCCTCGAACACGGACCGGTGAATCAGCTTGCAACCGGTGCCGACCCAGCGGGTCGGCTTGCACACGTCGTGCGGACCGGACTTCGCATACTTCAGTTCCTGCGGGTCACAACCCTCGCCATACATCGCCTTACCGTGCTCCCAACGACCAATGTATAGTGCGCCAACCAGGGTCTTACCGTGGGAGAGAAGGCGGTCAATGACGTGGAGTCCGGCAAAGCGCTCAGGCAGATTGAAATGAGTGAACGAATTAAAAAGTTGAGCATTGCCAAAGGGGACGACCATGTCGTCGTCGATGGTTAGCATCCACTCCATCTTTGTGCGGAGGAATTGGTCGGCTAGCTTGTTGCGAGAATGGACGATGAACGCGTCGCCGAAATCCAGCATCGAGGCCGTCTGTGCCGTCTTCGCCCGACCGAGCAGAGACATCACCGAAAAAGCCATCCGTGGCTCCATCGTTTTATAGCTCGGGAGACAAATGCAGACCTGCCGGCTCATTGCTTGGCTTCCACTTCAGCCCGGTGCCGGTCTAGCGCGTCGCCGGGTTTCTCGTTGATGCCGGCACCCACCGCGTTCGGCGCGTTGGTCGTGGCCGGCGTCTCGCGCAAGCGATTGGTCGAGCCCTTCTTTACCTTTTCGAGCAGCGCCTTGGCGGCGGTCAGCTCGGCGGTCAGCTTCTCCACCTCGGCCTTGTGCGAGCTGATGGCGGACGTATAGTCCACACGCAGCTTCATCAGCTGGGCCAGACCAACGGCGAGGAACGACCGCATCTCGGGGCTGTCGTCTTCCATCGCTTCCTTGATGGCTTCCTTGGTGTCGTTGAGCATTTTATTGTGCTCCACGATGGACGCCTTCTCCGCCTCGGTGGATTTGTCCGTGGGTTTCTTCTCCACGAACCAGTCCATCTTCGGAAGCATCGAGTCCAGCGACTTCGAGGCCTGCGCGCGAAAAACCTGCTTGCTCTGCTCACCGGCCTGGGCGCGCTGGCTCAAAAACTCTTCAGAGTTTTTCTTGGCGGCGGCGACGGCCGCGGCTTTCTTGTCCCGCAGGTCTTCGAGCTGGGTCAGCTTCACTTCGATGAAGCGCCGCGCCTGCGACGGAATTTTTTCGAGGATGGGGTCCCACTGCACCTTGAAGACGCCGCCCATGCCCTTGATTTTCTCGATGGTCGTTTCGGCCACGCCCACCGCCTTCAGCCGTCCGTAGATGGACTCGGCGTTCGAGTTGTGCTCGTCGTCGAATTTCTTGAACTCCGGGTCCGCCTCCACGTCCAGCTTGCGCCGGAATTCACGAAGCTCCTTCAGCTCCTGCTCGACCTTCGGGTCCACGCGGCCGGCTTTCTCGGACAGCTCCTTGTATTTCTTGTCCAGCTCGTCGCGCTCCGCCTGGAGCGTGGCGACCTTTTCCTTGGCGAGCCGCTTGACGTTCTCGAACGCCTCCGCGGCCTTGGGCTTGAGGTTCGCGGGCGGGGCCACGTCGAACGGGTCCACGGGCGGGGCCGGGTCCGGCTTCGGCTCGGGCGCCGGGTCCGGCTTGGGCTCGGTTGAAGGGGCCGGCGGCACGACAGCTGCCGGCTCGGCGGGCTTCAAAAACTTGCCATCGGGTCCGCGCGCGGGCGTCGGCGTGGGGTCGGGTTTGGCCAGCGGCGTGGACTGGTTGTCGTCCTGCTGTTGCTTCAACAAGTCGTCCAGCGCGCTCGATGTCTCGGCGGAGATGGACGGCATGTTCGCGCTGAGGTCGGCGCCGGGTGCGTTGGGGTTCGTGGGAGCGGGCATAGGTTACTCTGTAGGGTTTTCGTCCTCGGGAAGCTGAAGTTCCTTCGGCCAATTTTCATTCGTGTCGAGGTCCGGGTATCGGCTCTCGGGTTCCGGCTGCGGCGGCTGGTGCGATTGCAGGTCCAGAAAAGTTTGCACTGCGCGTTGGTAGCCCTCGCGCAGAAGGGTTGACACAAGCAACGTGTGAGGCGTGCTGGGGTCGAAAGGTGGAAGCTGGTAGAGCGTGGACGCCAGGGCCGCGGCCCCAGTGTTCGAGGCGATGAAGTCCTTGAGAATTTTCGCGTTGGTGCTATCCCATGCGATGGGTTCGTTTGCGTTCATGGTCTGTAGGGGGACCGAATTAGGCGGCTGGTGCTGGGGCGGCTTCGGGCGGCATGGGTTGTTCTTCAGGCGCGGGAGCGGGCGCCGGCGCGGGCTCAGGCGCCGCGGGGGACACCCCGGGGATTGGTTGGCCGTTTTCGTCGAGGGGGCCGGGAGGAGCGCCCGCCTGAAGTTCGGCGTGGCGCTGCTCGGCCGCGGCCTGTTGCTGAGCCGCCTCGGCGAGCTTCGGCATTTCGGCCGCAAGTTTGTTGATGATGTCCGAGAAGGGGGCCATGTCCTGCTTGCTCACGCCCACTTGCAGGCCGGCCTGCTCGTGCATCTTCGCGTGCTTTAGGATTGCCATCAGCGTCGGCAACGCATGCGGGTCCTGGACGACGTGCTGCGCGGTCGTTTCCAGCGCCGGCATCAAAACGCCGAGGTGGATGAGGTGGCCGTCGCGCGGTGACACCGGCACGTCCGCGTTTTGCGGGATGATGATAGAGGCCAGCTCCAGCATTTGCTGCCGGGCCTGCTCCGCCTGCTCCGTCGGGTCGTTGTCGGGCAAAAGCACGGCGTCGGCGAATTCCTCGTCGATGAGCGCGGTGAGTTTGCGCCGCTCCATCTCTTTTCCGTTGTAGAGCGGGTTGCCGCGGGCTTCCTGCGCGATGATGACGATTTGCTGGCGCTCGATTTCGGTGTAGTCCTTCACCGTCTCGGCCGAAGGCATGTTCGCGAGCATGTCCAGCTCCTCGCGCTTCATAATTTTCAGGAGACGCTCCTGCATCGCCTTCGCATCGTCCTCGGAAGTGTTCGGGTCGCACATGCGCTTCTGCATGGGCGTCACCATCGCGGAAAATTGCGTGAGGAACCGCGAGATGATGTTGTCCTTGGTCTCTTCCTCACGCGAGGCGAGAAAATCCACCGCGGCCTTGGTCACCCGCTCGCCTTCGAGCGCTTTGGGCGTCGTGGCGCCGGCCATCTGGTCCAAAAGGTTCGTCAGGAACTGGTCCAGCTGGATAAACGGCTCTACGGCGGCGTCCAGCTTGCGTTCCGACACGCTATAGCCCTGCGCGATGAGGATTGCGTTGCCGACGACCGACATTCGGAAGCGCTTGAGGACTTTTTCGTCCGCTTGGATGATAACTTTGCCGGAAAGGTTGAGCCGGTCCACCACTTCGTTGCGCGAACGGTCGATGATGCCGGCGATGGAGTAAAGTTCGCGGCCGATTCCCTTCGAGCCGTGAATTGTTCCGTTGCCCTGCTGGAAAGTGAAGAAGTGGGCCGCATCCCACATGCTTTCGTATTGGTCCTCGCTCGTGAACAGCTCGGTGAACGTCTTTTCCTCGAAAATGTAGTGGGAAACCTTGCCGTCAATCTCCGTCGCGAGCAAATGCCACACGACGACGACCCGCGCGCCGGATTCGTGGCTCAGCCCGAGGTTCGACTCGCGAATCAGGTCCTCGTAAACACGTTCCCACGCCGAATACTGCGAGCGTCGGTCCTGGGGCATCGATGCGTTGAGCATCATCACCGCGTTTTCGATGTTCCAGCCGCGCGCGATGGCGGATTCCTTGTCGCGAATGAGGTCGAACAGCTCATGGAGCAGAAAAACTTCCTTCAGGCCGACGACCTGCGCCTTGCCGGGCGTCGGTTTCGTGCCGGTGGGAATCGCCATGAAGTCCTGGCGGAAAAATTTCGGGAACCAACTGAATTCGTCGAGGTGCGCGACGGCCGCGAACCCGAAAAGTGCGTTCTCCTGCGCCAAGTCACCGAGAAAATCTCGCCAGCCCGGTCGGTTGCGCGCGGTCGAGGTGATTTCGCGACGGAAGGCCTCGGTTTTTTCGGCCGCGCCCTCAATGTCCTCGGGCAACGAGGAGTTGGTGATGTATTTCGTGGCCTCGACCGCCTGCACGAAGCGCGGCGCGACCTTTTCGACGAGCATCGCGAGCACCTTAGTGCTGAAGTTTGCTTTCCAAGCCAGCCCTTCGTTCTCCAGCGAGTCCGTGCGATGGGGCTTCTCCGAATTCACTTTGGCTTGGATTCTTGCGTTTTTTATGTTGCGCTCGCGCGAGGCAGCGAGCAGCGTCATTATGATGTTTTTCGCCTGGATGGCATCCCGAATCGCCCGGTTGCCGGGCTTCAGGTTCTTGCCCAGGTCGGGCGGCGACACCGCTCCCTTGAAATCGCCCGGTGGCGTGTTGCCGTAGGCGGGCTCTGGCATCGATGGAGTGAGAGGCATCTTCTTCTTAAGTGCAGATTTTCAGACGTTTGTCAAGGGCCAGCGATGGTCGGGGCATTTCTCGGTGGCGAGCTTGGCTTTCGCGGCCACGAAGCAGCCGCACAGCTCGCACTGCTTGGTCTTCGGCAGGAAGTGCGGGCACCGGTGGCAGGCGTCCAGGCGCTGCCCCTCGATTTTTTCGCCCACGAAAACCTTGGAGCCGGTGGCGACCGCAACCACCACGCGCTTAAGGGCTTTTACCGCGTTTTTCGCTTCTTTCCGCATGATGTGCATCCGACGTTCTGTTGTGGCATAACTCGTTTCGGCCGAGACGTTTGCGTGCTCCGGCAGTAGCCAGGGAAGTTCCTGCACAGCTGGGCGTTGACCTCCTCGGCGGGGTCACCAACCGCTAAGTGATTGATGACACGATAGTTAATCACGCGCGCGATGAGCTGGGCCTTGGACGCGCCGCGGTGCTTAACCTCCTGGGCATCAACGAATACCCAGCCGCCGGGCGGGTGCAGTCCCGGGTTGAATTTCGCGCTCATAATTCGAGGTCGTCCACCGCGGTGTCGAGGTCTTCGAACCGGTTAATCCGGTCGCAGCCGATGTCCCGCTCGTGCGGGTTCCATTCGTCGGACTGGGTCTCAACCGGCTCCACGTCCGTGTCGCCGGCCATGCTCGGAGTGAACCCGAACCCCTTGCGACAGGCCTGGAGGAAAAGCGTGAAGGCGTCCGCGTTGTCCGGGGACTTGCCGCCGTGCCGCGACTTGTATTCCTTCTTGGACTCGACGTGCGACTTCTTGCCCACCATCCGGAACAGCCGGTCCGTCAGCTCGGGATACAGCTCCCCGGAGTCCAGCTCGAACGCGACGAACAGATACTTGAACTCCAACCACCGGCGCAGCGCGAACCACAACTCCGAGTTGACGCGGTCGTAGAGTTCCTTGGCGGTGTCCTCGTCTTCGAGGAACACCCGCACGTCCGAGGCGCCCTCGTAGAAGTTCACGCCGATGACCATGGGCGACCACCGCGCGCGCATGTAGTCATAGACGCCCTGGCCGTTGCCGGTCCGGTCCACCGCGAGGTGCTCCGGCCGAATCTTCAGCGCGCGGCACAGGCGCATGATTTCGTCGCCGACCGCGAAGGTGTCCCCGTTGGCGATGGGGAAAATCTTTTCGGCGAGCGCCAGATACTTCGGCGCCTTGTGCCCGTTGCGGTCCGTGAACCAAATAGTCTCGCCCTCGGGGTGCTTCAGACTCGGCCCCAGCTTCACGCCGGCGGCGCGACCGAAAAGGCCCTTGCACAGCCGGCACGCGTCGCCGCCTTCGAGCGCGAGGTCCGCCCCCGCCACCGGCGTCGGCGTGTCATACCAGATGACGCTGCACTTCAGGTTGAGCGTGAGCCCGGTCGGGATGACCGCGAGCGCCACGCCGATGGGCGGGTAGCAGCCGCGCACCATCGTCCAGTAGCCGGGCGAGTCCAGCCCGCCGGCGTTGGCCACGATTTGCAGCATGCCCTCGTAGGTCTGCATGCCGGGGAAAACTTCGCGCTTCTCCTTGATGTTCTCCGACTGCATCGCGTCCAGGCGCACCACGAACCAGCCGCGCGTGGACATCCACTCGAAGTGCAGCTCGGGGTCGAACGAGCCCCAGCCGAAGGTCGGCTCGGTGCGGATGCCCACGTCGTTGTTCCGGTCGTCGGGGTTGAACGCGCCATAGACCTTCAGCCCGCCGCGCTTCGACGTGTTCGAAAGCAGGTTGTCGATGTCGTGCCAGAGTCCCTTGGGCAGGTTGCTGATTTCGTCCACGAACACGAACAGCCGCGAGGTCTCACCAAACTCGGGGTGGGCTTCTTTGCGCCGGAAGCGGGCGACACCTTGCAGCCGGCCGGCGGCTTTCTTGCCCTGGGGAATCACCACGCCGCTGATGGACCCGCGCCGCTTGCGCAGGTCGAGGCCGATGAACAGCTTTCCGATTTCGCCCGGGAGCGGGATGGCGGACTCCCGGTGCAGCGTGACTAGGTGCGAAAAAAGGTTGGCCTCAAGATGGTCCTCGCTCGGGCCGAGGACGCGCACCGAAGTGTATTCGGGGTCGCGCAACCACTCCAGGAAAAACCGAATCGCCATGCTGAACGATTTCGATTGCTTGCCGGCGCCCATGAGGAGACCGAAGTCGTGCTCGTCAACGGCGGACCAGACGCGCTTGGTGTGGTTGGGTCGGGGGTCGAACTGGTTGGGAGTCCAGAGAAGTTGTGCGGCTTCCTCGAACGCACCGTTGGACAGCGCCCAGTGGAGGAGAATGTTGAGGAGTTCAAACGCTTTGGCCTTGGTGTCCACCGACTGCTTGGCGACCGATGGCGTCGTCTGCGCCGCCCAGGCGCGCACGAGCCGGGCCGCATCGAAAATCTCGCCGGCATGCACCAGCTTCGCGGTCTCGCGAAGCAAACCTTTGGCCGGGTGTGAATCGGGGAGCGCCACGGGTCACCGGATTTTCTTCAGCGCGCGGGCCAGCCGAAAATAGCAGTGGCCCAGCGCGGCGAGGTAGCCGTTGCGCGGCCGGCGCCGCAGGGCCAGCCAGACCTCGCCCAGGGCGACGACGGTCGGCATCACCGTGAGGAGGAACCACAGCTTCAGGTTGTCCAACCCGTGCATAAATTGTGGGGCGCGTTGTTTAAGCCGTTAACGCCGGCTGCCACGAGTGACGGGCTGCGGACGTTGCCCGCTGTCACCATTTACCCGCTGACAGGCCAGCCACTGGGCGCCCCACGCCGGAACATTTAGTTGCTCGGCCAAAACGGGCTGTCCTGTCAAATTGGTGGAGACTTTCCTTGGCTGGAATGCGGTGCCCCTGACCGCCTGCCCCGTTACCGAGTCCTGGGGGCAGGACCTTCGACGACCAGCGTTAGCTGGGGGCTCGGCGAAATTGTTCATGGTCAGGTAACCGTTACGGTTACAGTTCCCTGTCCCGGTGCGGAAGGCAGCGTGGGACCCAGGATGACCGGACTGTCCGGACCCAGGCCGACGAAGTTCTCGGCGCGGACCTTCCAGTTGTAAACCGCTGGAGTTGGATTGAAAATGTCCAGGCTCGCAACGGGCGTGTTGGCCTTGAAGTTGAACGGACCGCCGTTCTGGCTTTCATAGACCTTGTAGTTCGTAACTTGTTCTCCCGCGGGGTTCGCGGGCCATTCTAAGTGCAACGTGGTTGGCATGTCACCTAAGAAGTGGGCGGTTCCGGCGTTTTGTCAAGCCGCATCACGGTGCTGGAGTGCCAAAAAGTTTGGCCCGACGGCGCCCGGTGCCCGAGCTGGCGCAGCCGCTCCGCAATGACCTGATATGTCATCCCCCGCCGGCGCAGGTCGCGGATGACGACGAGGATATGCCGCTCGTCCGCGTTCTCAGCCGGGTCCGGGTTGTCCCCGAACCGCCGCGGCCCGCCGCAGGGCCGGCCGGTCTTCGCCGCCGTGCGCCGCCGGCCGTCTTGCAGCTTCTTAACAATGACGGCCTTCTCCCACTGCGCCAGCGCGCCGAGCAGTTGCCGCAGCAACACGCGCGTCGGGTCGCCGTCCTTGCAGGTCAGTTCCTGGCCGGTGTCCGCGGCGAATACCTTGACGTTTTGCTCCTGGCACTTCACGAAAAAAAGTTCCTGGGCCATGAGGTCGCGCGCCACGCGGTCCGCGCGCTCGACGATGATGGCGCCCACGTCGCAGGCCACCGCGAGTTCCAACATCTCAATGAGCATGAGGCGGTCCTCGAACGCCGCGCCGCCGGACTGTTGCTCCTCGAACGTGCGCGCGATGGTGAACCCGACGTGGTCCGCATACGCGTGCACCGCGTCGCGCTGGCGCTCCAGCCCGTTCATGTCGAGCTGTTCCTTGGTGCTGACGCGCAGGTATGCGAAAGTTCTCATGTAGCGGCGGAAATTAAAATAGCCGGCGGGCTTCCGGTAAACACGACAGTCGATTCTACGTCGGTGACCCCGGCGGCGGTCCCGACGTTCACCCAGGTCATCACCTGCTCGTGTCCGTGCCCGGCCAGCCGCAGGTCATCCAGCTGCCTTGCAAATTCGTCGAGTGTCATTGGAAATGTTCGCTCAGTTTCTTCTCCGGGTCAAGGCCCTGCTCGCGACAAATTTCACGGGCGGAGGTGCTGCCCACGCCGCACAGGTCCATGACCGCGACCCACGCCGGCGCAATTCGGAAGTTAGTCCCGGCCAGGATGCGGAGCGCGCTTCGCAATAACCACGCGCGGTCGATTTTTTCCAGGGTCATAATTTTGCGATGTCGTCTAGCTCAGTATTCCACCGCGCCAGCACTCTGTCAAGGTTGTCCGCATCGGCGGCATTCCGAAGCTGGCTACGCAGGTCCGGGAGCTGTTCCAAAATGGCTTTGGCAAAAGCCCGGTAGCGAAACTCCCGGCGGATGTGCCCCTGCATTTTGTCCGTGAATTTCTTCAGCGCGTCAGAATAGTCGAACTGCGCGGTGTGGAGGTCCCCCGTCCAAAGGTCCCCCGTCCAAAAATATGGCTTATAGGGTTTCACTGGGCACGCACAAACATACCGCCCGCACGTCGGGCAACAGTCATCAAGGGGGTCGCTTCTCATTCGTCATCTCCCCGTTTCCCCCGTAGGCGTCCCACACGTCCCGCGCATCCGGATAATTCGCAGTGTCCTGAATGGCGAGCAGCCGCCGCGATATCTCGCGCGACATGGCCACGCACACCTCCTGCATCCGCGTGATGCGCCGTGTCACTAGCTCACGGGCGTTTATCAGGTGGTTGATTTCCATGTCGCGAAGAGACACCACCTCGCCGGCCTTGGTGCGCCAGTGCGTGAGATGGGAAACCTTCCCGCTGCCGCCACCACCCCCGCCGCCGATGATGTGGACGTGGACCTCCTTCGCGGTCGCGGGCAGGGCGGTGGCCAGCTTGCGCTTGATGCGCCGGCGCAGTTTCTTCTTGGTCGTCTTTTTCATCAGGCCTTTCCCGTCCGGGTTTTCTCGGCGGCGGCGCGGGCTTCCGCGGTGGCCTTGACGGTTTTCTTGCGGGCGTTCGTCGCCTTGGCGAGCTTCCGCTGCTTGGCGGATTCGATGGCGTTGTTGATTCGTTGGATTGTGGCTAGGTCGTTCATAAAATGTTGTTGTAGGGTCCGCTCCACATCGGCGGGGCAGTTTGTTCAGCCGCGGTCTTCAGCGCCCGGCGAAACATGCGCGCGTGGTGCCGGGCTTCGTCGTTAGTAAACCACGCCGTCCCGATGTCGAACGTCTGGTTGCCGACCTTGAACCGCACTTGAAAAGTGTCGTCGGAACGGTCGCCGCCAAGGTGAAGAACGTAAACTCGTGGCTTCATTAGTCCTCGCAGTCGGGCGCCTCGGGCCAGGAGATTTCCACACCGGTGGCATCACCAAAAGTTTTGCCGACGGCCTTGAAGCCGCGGCCCTCGAAATGCGCAATGACCCGCGCCCGCGCGCCGGCCAGCGCCTCGGGGTATTCCTGTTCGGGCTTCGTGAGCGAATTGGCGAACACCGACACACTCTTCATCGGCGCGGGCGTGGAGTGCGCCCACATTATCCGCTCGTCCAAGGCCGCTATCCAGCGCTCCGTGAGGTATTCCGTCCGCTGGACGATGCTCGCCTCGCGGATAGCAGCCTGCCGGCGGAAGCGCTCGCGCATCTGCTCGACGGTCGGCGGCGGTGGATTAAATGGTTCGGTCTTCATATTCTATCCTTACCAGTGCCATAGATTGGCGGGATGTCAAGGGTTGCTCGATGGTTTGAGATGAATTGTGCGATTTGGTCCGCGGTGCCCGTAACGATGATTTCCGAGCCGACGCGGTCGATGATGGTGAGCCCGGCGTCCGTCAACTCGGAAATGAGCGCGGTGGCCCGGGCTTCGTGGCCGGCGTAAACGTGATAGTGGTTGTTCATATCGTCCTCTACAGTGCCAGATTCCCCGCCGTTGTCAAGCCCCAGCGCAGCTCCCCATCCAACCAAAAAGCGGTGAAGGGTTCGCTGGTCATGTGAGAACCGTCCACCCACAAGTCCTGGACATAGACTTGCCGCTCGACCACGGGCCTGGGCATCAGGTCCTCCGCAGGGCGGTTACAGGCGAACCGCAGCGGCCCGCAGTGCTCCAGTTCCTCTCGGGTGTAGGGTTTCACGCGGGGCAGGTCAAAAGGTTGGTGGTGCGGACGGGCACGACCTTCCAGGCCTTGAAAACCCGGCGCCGCCGGCCGGGCGCTTTCTTCGCGGGCATCGGCACGCGGACCTGATTGTCCACGAAGGTGCGCCCGTGGACCACGACGTAGTGGCGGGTCACGTTCACGATGACCGGCGCCGCGGCGATGTCCTTGCGGTGCTCCCGCAAAAAGCGGGCGAGGGTCGGAACCGGGTTCTGGATACGCAGGGGTATTCCCCATTGCGTTTCGTAGCGGTGGTCTTCCGTCCAGCTGTAGATTAGCTCTAGCTTGAACCCAAGCTCGTTGGCCACGTGCCCGAGCACGAGGTTCGTCACGCCTTTGACCCGGCGCTTGCCGGTGCGGGCGAGGATGTGTTTGTGGATGACGCTGGTGGGCTGCCCGGTCGTGATGGACAGCGCCGCCGGCCCGCACCAGAGGGTGCCCGGCAGGTCGTGTTTGATTGGGTGTAGTTTACTCATTGTGGATTGATGATTGGGGCCGTCCCATAGGGGAACACGAAATACATCTCGCGGCCCACGAAGTCGTTCAACGACTTGGGGGCTGGGGTGGTGTAAAAATAGCGGGTGAGCCCCACGTCGAAAAAGTAGAGCGGCATGCCCGGCGCCGCCAGCATGTCGAGCATCATCCGCCGGGTCAGCAGCTGCCGGCCGGGGGCTTTGGGATGTTCGTCGTGCATCACCCCGTAACTTCGCACACGGACCTCGGGCTGTCAAGCCGAGGACTTCGAAATCACGTCCCAGGCCGGCCAGTAAAAGCCGTGCGCCTGATAGACGAGCCCCTTGCCAAGTAACTCGACCAACGCACTGGGGTCTTTGACCTTGGTGACGGGGAGCGGCTCGCCCAGCATCACGGCTTGGAGTTGCTCCAGTTCGGGGTCCGAGAGCCGGTCACGAAGTTTCATGGTGTGTCAAAAAGTCGCGCGCGAGGATTTTCCTCAAATCGCGCTCGGTTGTCTGAGCGCCGCCGGCCGGCCCCGCCTCCCCCCGTGCCGGCACCCCGACTTCGCGCCGCGGGCTGGCACGATTCTTGCTTTAGCACGCAAGCCCTTGGACCGCAGCACATTGACCGAGTGTCTAGGACCTGGGCACGGGGACCGAGGGGCTCGGCAATAAGTGCCGAGTGACCCGGTTCGTGTCCCGTTGCGAGTCTAGGCCGTTGCAGAGCAGCTAAGGTGCTGAGGGCCAAGGACCTCCAGGCCGCGCTTCGGAGGGATTGGCGGGTCGTCCCAATATCGGGACAAGTGAGTGAGCACTTACTTACCATGCGTTGGCGGGGTCGGGTCGGGCGGCGCGACCTCGGTTCGCTCAGCCGGGGCTACAGGGGCGACAGCTTGGCACACGGCATCGGCCAACTCCCGCACAATCTGGTCCGCGGGCTTGGTCGCCGTGCCGACCGAGTTAAGTGATTGGATGACAGCAGCATGCAACGCAGACACATTCATCTGGTCTGGCTCGTCGTCGCGCTTCGTGCGCTCGCCAACGGTGTCACCAAGTGCGGCGTAACACATTGCGCTGGCCTTCTCTGCCGCCGCGGCGAGGTCCACAAAATAGCGGGCCGAGAGGATTCTGGCACCGTTCTTGCCTACGTTCGACACTTGGTCGCAAATCTCCTCGGGCGACATGCCCTCAAAGCGACGGATGACGCTGTCCAGGAGCGTGCGAATGCGGTGGCCTTGCACGAATGCAAGCGCCTTGTTCTGAGCACGTTCGAAATCTCCAGGCTTGCCAGAAGTGGACAAAAGGGTGACGCGCTGAATCTTCGCCTGCCAGCCCTCGGCATCGGCCAGGGCTTGAACGACCGCCGGCTCCAAATTCAGCGCCTCGGCGGTGCGTGCGACGTCGCCGCACAGTGCCACGTAGGTGAGCAGAATCTGCGAGACGTCTAACTTGTTCTTGTTGAGCAACATAGGTTAGCTGCCGAGGGGTTTCTTCGCGCGGTCGGTCGCATGCACGCGCCACCACTGCTCCCGTTTTTGTTTTCGGATGAGTTTCTTCGCCTCGGTGTGCAACTTCTGTGCCGCGTGAGGCGCCGCCTTGAAAAGTTCCCGTTCGATGTCTTTGGGGTCTTGCATGTCCGTTTAAGAGGTGCGGCCCAGGCGCGAAATGTCAAGGCATGCACTTTGCACGCCTGAAAAGGTAGCCGTGAGGCAAGGTGGAGTGGACGGTCATAACCTGTCTGCTGGGGGGCTATCCTACTCCTATCCTCTTCTAATTCAATAATTTAAGAAGAAGAAGAGGGTATAGTCAACGTGTTTACCTGAAAATGAGAACCCCCGAAAATGCCCAGCAGACAGGTTATGACCGTCCACTCCACCTTGACAAACCCGGAAAAGGCCACACTGGGAAGGGTGACATGATATCGAGCCGCACAGTTCTGCACGAGGCAATACGTCGCCTGCACCAAGTCTGGAAGCGCTGGGACCTTTTCAACCGGGATGGAGTGCCCATGGCCGAGGCCGAGGCTGCCCGGCTCCGGGATATGAAGGCCGACCTGCTGGCGCGCATTGGTCTGTCGCGCATTCGCAACAAGGCCGCGTGGTATGAACGCGTCGAGAGTGCTTGTTCGGCACCACCGGTCAAGGTCGCCTCGTCCGTGCCGGCGTGCGTCCGCGACTTCGAGCAGCCGCACGACTGCCCGACGTGGCGCGGCCTGGACAGTGCGGAACCCGAGCGCAAGGTGGTGGGGCTGGTCTGGTGCCGACGCGTGGGGCGCTGGGCTATTCGCATCCAGTGCCGGCGCATCCAGGGCCAGCGTGCGGAGTATCTCAACACCGAGACGCACGGCATGTCCTGGGGCCACCTCGCCGTGGCCATCGACCATCTCAAGTGCGTCCTCATTTTTCGCGGGCACCTCAGCTTGCCGGTGTTCGGCACCCGCACTTCTGCATGGAATGCCTGGAGTTTTGCCAAGGAGAAAATGGACTGTGGCGACGTGGAACTAGACCTGGACAACCCGCTGCATGCACACCTCGCGCAATGGCTCTCGCGCCAGGAGAAGCTGACCGAGGACCGCATCAAGTATCCGGATGCCACGCTGCGCGACTACCCCAAAGAGACCGCGGCCGAGGCGCGCTATATCAATGACGCGTTTGGGAGCAACGTGGCCTCTTGACATTTTTCGAAAAGTCCACACTGGGATAGGTAGAGATGAACAAGAAGCAATGGCAATCACTGGTCGCGGCGTTCCGAGACGCGCGCACCGCGGCCCTGGTCGCAGACGACTACGTAATTGGCGGCACGCACCAAGTCTTGGTGGACACTATAGTCCGTCGCGTGGCCGAGAGGTGCGAAGACCCTGAGCTGTTTATTCTCGTGTGCGGCGCGACGGTTCTCAAACCCAAATGAAAACGAAACCCTTCAACATCGACGAAGCCAAACGAACCCTGCGCGCGGTCACGCTGGCCGGAGAACCGGTGCGCCTTTTCGCGTTCGACCTCAAGGGCGCGTATCCAATCCTTGGGGCCATTAGCGTGGACGGCGGCAAGAACGAATACACGGCACGCTGGACGCTGGCCGGGCGCTCCACACTGGGCGGCAGCAGCGCCGAGGACTGCTCGTCTGACCTGCGGTCGCCGGTCGAGACGGTCACGCGCTATATCAATATCTACCGGCGCGCCGACTCTGTTGAGCTGCGGACCGGCCCCGGCGTTTTCGTCACGCACAAGGACGCCGAAGACTGCGCGGGCCATTCCCAGTTCGCCGTCGTGGAAATCAAAATCGAGTTGCCATGAAAACGAAGCCCTTCAACATTGACGAAGCCAAACGAACCCTGCGTGCGGTCACCCGCAGCGGACAAGCGGTGCGCCTCTTCGTGTTCGACCTTGGCAAGAGCAACGACATCGCGGGCGCCAGGATGACCGAACATGGGGAAACGCTCACCGGCTGGTATTCCAACGGCCGTTTCTTCACGGACCGCGAGCACGGCAACGACCTGCTCACGCCCGTGGAAACCGTCACGCGCTACCTCAACCTTTACCGGAAGGGCACGGGTGAAGTGTATCCGGGCGCGGGGGTTTTCGTCACGCGCGAAGACGCCGAAGAGGGCGCGGGGCGTTCCTGCTTCGCCACCGTGGAAATCCAATTCGAATTGCCGTAATGTATGAGCCGACAGGAAGACATCAAGGCGCCGCCGCCGGGACCTATTCAGCCCATCTTCAACGACAGCCTGACGCAGATAGAACGCGAGCGGCGGATGTTGCGCTATCGTGCGCAGGGCCTGACCAGTCCGGAAGCGACGGAGAACGTGAAGGGAGCCGCCGCCGCGTTCGGCCAGCAATACGGGAAAATCCCGGGCGCAGCGCTGAAGCGAGCGCCGCAACCGAAAGGCCGGCAGCTCGGGTTATCGCCTACCAAAAGTGCGGCGACTCCACAGACGCCGATTGGCGCCCAGTTTTTGAAACACCAACCACAACCGAAACCAATGAGCAAAAATCTAATCGTCCCCGTAAACGCGCAGGGCGCACCAGTGGCTGATACCCGGCCCGAGGCCGCGCGTCCCAAGCTGTCCTTTTCGCCGGCACCCGACGGCACGTTTTGCAAAATCGCAGACCGTCCGCGCCCGGCCAATCACCCGCTGCACCTGCCGTGGACCCAGAAATATCTGGCCACGCATGATAGCCAGCCTTTCGCTATCGCGATGGATGAGGCTGTTGCGAACCTCCTATCCAATGCGCTCAACACCTATTTTCAGGCGGTGATGCAACACCAAGCCGAGCAGGAAGCGCGCAAAGCGGCCGAAGCAGCCGCAGCCAATGACGCGGACGCGTTCGGCGCGCCGCTGGTCGAAGAGACCGACGCCATCACGGGCGTGCCCGCGAGTGCGGTCGGCGAGCCGAGTGAAATCGAACAGCTGCCCAGCCTATGAGCAACACCATCTACACTGCCGAGAGTGTGAGCCTCGTGCAATCGTGCGCCGTGGCCGCGGTCCTCGACGAGCGCGCGCGGCAAGACGCCAAGTGGGGCACGCAGAACCACACGCCCATCGTGTGGTCGGCTATCCTCACTGAGGAGTGCGGCGAGTTTGCGAAGGAAGCGCTGGAGTTTCACTTCTCGGTGAAGCCGCCCCAGCCGAACCTGCGGTATGAAGCCGTCCAGGTCGCGGCCGTCGCGCTGGCCATCATCGAATGCATAGACCGCCATGCCGAGGCCAACGCCGGAGAAAACTCACCCTTATGAGTAAACACACCGCGGAGACCATCCAGTGGGCGCTCTACTTCGCGTTCTTACTGGGCGTGTCCTACCTGCTACTGCGATGAAGACGCCGCAAGAATGGATGGACGCGCACGGCTACGACAAAAGCGTTTGCTGTGGCCACGGTGAATACTGGGACCTGCCCAAGCGCATCGACCTCGACATCATCGCGCGCATTCAAGCCGACGCGCAGGCCGGGCGGGAGCCCGTGAAGGTGTGGTGTCGTGTGCAAGGAAAGTGGGTGACGCCATGAACCCCAACATCAAATCCGCGGCAGGCGGCAACCGCAGCTTCGGCCTGCATGGTGCGGGCAAGGGCGACGCGGACCGCACAAGCGATGTAACCGCGTATAACGAGCGACTAATGGACATTGAATTCCCGCGGGTTCATCCCTCGTTAGATGAAGCGTTCACCAAGTCGCGCCGGGGCTACAAAAAAGTTTATGGAGCAACACCTGACAAACACGCATCGGCTCTCGCCGCTACTTTTCCGCTGGTCGTGGGGCCGGCACCACTTTCAAGTGCGGCGTCTGAACTGGCGGTGGAGATGCGCACACTACGTGACGAAATCGTATGACATCGCCTACCGCGTCTGGTGGTTCTGCCCGCTGTGCGTGACCTGCATATCGATGCCCAAATGAAGCCCTTCAAACTTTTTGAGTGCGGCACGTATCGCTGGATACACAGCCCCTGGGAATTCTGCCTCTCGTGCGGCTACCCTGGCCACTGCGCACAAGCGCGCTCGCGCACCATCTATCTGACGCTCTACCACCGCACGTTCTGGTTTAAATTTTCCTGGCCCACGAAGCCTGAGAGAATCAATGGGGTGCCGCTGTGAACCCGCCGACATGGAAACCGTCCCGGTTTGAGCTGGTGGACGAGCCATATCAATGCATCATCCGCGACGTGGAGAACCAGCTCAACTTTGCTTTCATCGCGGAGAGCGGCCATGGGCTGCACTCGCATGACCGCGCGCTCGCGGAACGGGTGGTTCAATTTCTCAACAGGCTCCTGCCCATGGAGCGCACGCGCCCATGAATTCACATCTCAAGCGTCTGCTTCGCGGGCTCTACGCCCTCGGCATCGTGGCCGGCACCATAGGCGCGGCGGTTTTTCTCGCGTGGGCTTGGCCCTGGGTTTTGGTTGCCGTATGCGTGTTGGTGCTGGCGTATGGCATTGGCGGCATGGGACCCGATGACGGTGGGAGCGACATGCCATGAGCAACACCTTCGTCCTCTGCGCTCTCGCCGTGGCGCTCCTCATGTTCATCCTCTGGAGGAGTAAAGGTGTCTGACGTCGCCGGCAACCTGGGTCCCAACGTCGTCCAGGCCATCATTCCAACCGAACGGCGCATGGATGTTTTTGTGTGCCCGGGCGTGCCCGAGGAAGCGCTCGCGCGCTGGCTGACGCAAGGCGGCGCGTCAAACTTCCACCATGACGCCGCGAGTGCGCCGACGTGCGGCATCGCCCTCTTTGTGCTCGGCCCCTACGGGTTTGCCTCTGCGGCGACCGCGGCCATGCTGGCACCGTTTTACGCGCAGGCCGGCAACGAGGCCAACTGTTTTCAGTGGTGCGGAATTGAGAAAAACTTCACGCGTCGCGACCCGGAGTGGTTGCAGGCGCGGACAGCTTCGTAACATTCCCGTCACACAATCGTAACTTGCGGCTGGGGCCTGCCGTGGTATCTTCACACCATGAAGATTCTGAGGCTCTCCACCACCAACAGCGACGGAAGCGTAATTAGCTACTCCGCCCGCATCGTGCGCACCAATCCAGACAACACCATCTGGGTCGAAATTCCGGCGCGCGTTCGCGCGCTCCCCTTTCCTCCCTACGGTGGCAAGCGATATGCCCAGTTTGACCTCGCGGTCGTGGGCGCCCAGGTCGTCACCCGTTAACCCTCAACCACCCCAATACCATGAGCCGAAAACACTTCGAAGCCCTCGCCGCGGAAATCCGCGCCGAATACACCTGCGCCCGCACCTACGACAATTTTCCCGCCGCCGAGGCAATCGCCCGGCTGGCCGGACGCATCGCCCGCGTCTGCGCGGACAGCAACCCCAACTTTTCCGACGCGCGCTTCATCAAAGCGTGCGGCATCGGTTCCACCGAAGTCATTGGAGCCTAACTATATGGCCACCCTCAAACGAAACGGCACGGAGCTGGCGCGGTTCGAATACGAATCGGGCACCCTCGTGGTAATGTCCAACGGCCGCGTTTTGCGCAACCGAGGCGACGGCTGGGAGCGCTACCGGCACGCCAAGCCGGGCGTGGCCGCTGAGACCATCGCGGCCGAGCGGCGGGCGCGCTTCGAAGCCCGGCGCGCGGCCTGCCCGACCTGGGCGGAGTATATCGAGGCGCTGTGCGACGCGGTCGCGCTGCGGCACCGTAGCGTGCTGGCGACGGCCATTGCGATGATGCCGACGGACGCGGACGGCGTCTGGTCCACAATGGACGACTACGGCATGGGCCTGGACCTGGACGACGTGGTCCGGCTGTGCGACCTGCGCACGCGCGGCGAGGCCGAGCTTCGCGCCTTCAAACAGGCGAAAGAATAATTTGACAACCCGCCCGACCTGGGCGACATTCCTGCATGAAAGAAACCAAGTTCAGTATCGGCGACGCGGTGGTTTTCCGCGCGTTCAACGGTGACAGCGTCTCGGCCACGATTCTCGCGGTGCTTCCGGACGCGGTCCGCGTGGGCTACTGCTCCGGCAGCCGCATCATCAACGGCCGCATGGAGCCGAAAATGGAGCGCGTGCTGGTCAAGCGCGCAGACTACGGGCGCATCACGGCCTTCCCCAAGGACAGCAAGTTCCTCGTGCTCGAAACCCTCTAAGCCTCACCACTATGCACAAAGTCACCATCTCGTTCCCGTCCCTGGAGGACGCGGAGTTTTTCACCTACCTCGCGCGCAAGTCTGCCGAGAACCATCTCCGCCTGACCGGCGGTCCGGCCGGCATCATGCAGGACGCGCTCACCCGCGCCGCCGCCGTGGTTGGCCCGGGCGATGCCAACCCGTTCCTCGTGGCGGTCGCGTCGTCGGTGCCGCCCCGGACGGACGCGGTGCCGGACGACCACCTGCCGCCGCTGGTGCCGAACTGGTGGCACCTCGAATGCCAGTTTTCCTGGGGCTGGGAGCGCAGCGGCTCTTATGATAGGAGCTACCCCACGCGCGCCGAGGCGCTGTCGGTTCTCAAAACCATCAAGAGCGGGCTGAAGTATCGTGTCTGCCGTTCCAAGTAATTCACAATCGTAACTTGCGAACCGCCCGCGCCGCGGTATCTTTCCCCATGAACAACACCGATTTTACCGCGGCCTCCGCGAAACTTTTCCGCGACATCGTGACCGACCTGCCGAACTGGACGGGCGTCACGCCCTGTTTCAACCACATCACCAGCGCCCTCCGCGGGAACCTCACCGACCTGAAAAAACGCGGGCTGATTACGACCTTCCGCAGCGACGGCGAGGAATGGATTGAACTGACCGCTGCCGGCGAGGAATTTGCCCGCACGGTGGGCATGGGCAAATTCCTTCCAAGCTGATTTGACAAACCGGCCCGCCCGGGCTACCTTACGCCATGAGCAACGAAACAAAGAACGAGCCGAGCGCGGTGCGGGTGCCCGCGCCCGAGCTGACTTCCCAGGAGTGGGAACTGCGTCGCAAGGAGCGCGTCGCGAAGCAGTGGGCCGACCGCCGCGCGCGGTGGGCAGCCTACAAAAAAGCACAAAACCACTTGCGCGGGTCCTGAACCCGTGCGACCTTACGCCATGAATTATTCGATTATCTGGAAACTCCGCGAGGGCGGGCTGGTCACGTTCCGCTTTGAAGTGGAGAACGTGCCCACCCTCGCGGACGCGCTCGCGGCCTTCCGGCACGCCGAGCCGAACGGCTACCTCGTGCGGGCCTATGCGCACGAACCCATTGACCCCGCTCTGCTCGCGGGCCTGATGGACACCCTGGAGCAGAAAATTGTGGCGGACGGCTGGCGTTCGCTGGGGGACTAATTTTATGAGCGAACCCTGGTTTTCCCAAATCCTGTGGCCCGTCCTCCGCTCCGCGGATGGCGAAGCCGGTCTTACTCCCGAGGTAGTGCTGCAAGCGGTGCGCGCCTGGGACCAGCAACAAATGTGGGAGCGTGGCCGCAGCGTAATGCCGACGGACCTGCGCGACGCCGTGTATGCGGTGCTCAGCCCCGCCGGGCGCCGCGCCGCGGACTTGGCGGCATTGTCATCCCTGAAGGGCTAACCCGATGCGCCTAGACTTCCATCGCGACATCTACCTGCCGGCGGACCTAATCGCCCAGGTCCGCGCCGTGAACTATTCCCGGCTGGATTACAGCATGCACGCCGTCCGAGAGGCCGCGGCAGACGGCCTGCGCGCGCACGAGCTGCCCCGGGCGCTGTCTTTGGACGACTGGGGCATCATTCACGTAGAGACGTGGTCCGGTCGCGCCACGGGCGTCCTGGTGCGTCGCACGCTGTTGTCCCGCCCGGGCTGGGACCTCGTGCTGGCGGTATCGGTGCCCGACTGCCGGGTCAAAACGGTCTGGCTGAACGAAACGACGGACCGCCACCGCAGTTTGGACCGGAAAAGATATGTTGCGAAACCCGCTTGACGGGCGGGGGGACGTGTGGCACTTTACTTATGACGCGGGAACAGTGGACAGGACGCGAGACAACAGGTGGCGAAGGGCCGGGTTTGTCCCCGGAGCAAAGCGCCTGCGCGGTCTGAAAGCTGGTGGGCTGCCGGGGTTTAATCCCCCGGATTGGTCCGGAAGGGGCGGTTCGCGAGCTGCCTCAGAGGTTCGATTCCTCCCCGTCGTCACCATTTTTGTGAACGCTTTCAACGAAAACCTCCTGGCCACCGATGAGTCTGGCTTAACGGAATCCTGCGACGTCTGCAACCGCGTCATCCTGAACTGGACGACGGTGGGGGACGCCGCCACCCTGGCCGAGGACGGCCAGACGATTCTGTGCCGGCATTGCGCCGATTTAATTTGACATCCCGGCCCGCCGGTGCGACATTCCACGCCATGAGCGACATCAAAGAGATTTCAATCGAAACCCTGCTCCCCTGGGGCGCGCCCAAGCGGGTGCGCCTTCAGGACGGGAGCGAACGCATCCTCCGCACGTCCTTTACCGTGCCGGCGGCGTTCTGGGATGCCTGGAAGCAGAACAAGGCCACGCTGCAAGCGGCCGGCATTTCCCCCAAGCGCCAGCCGAACGGCTCGTGGATTGTGAACCACTGGGCTGCGGTTGACCCCGTCGCCGCCAAGGCCGAGCAGGCGCGCCGGTTCGTCGTGGCCGAGGCATCGCGCGCGACCGACGCGAACGTGGACCTTCCCCGCCCGGCCGGGCTGGATTATCTCCCCTATCAGAAGGCGGGCGTCGCGTTCGGGCTGGAGTGCTGGGCCGCGAAGCGTGGCGTTCTTATCGGCGACGAAATGGGCCTGGGCAAAACCATCCAAGCCATCGGCCTGATGAACTGCACCGCCGACATCAAGTCGGTCATCATCGTTTGCCCGAACACGCTTAAGCTGAACTGGGCACGCGAGCTGAAGAAGTGGCTGACCCGCCCCATGTCGGTCGAGGTCCAATACTCGAACAAACCGTTTTCCCGCGCGGACATCGTCATCGTGAATTTTGACATCGTCCACAAGTTCCTCCCCGCGTTGAATGACCGGACGTGGGACCTGCGCATTGTGGACGAGAGCCAATACATCAAGAACCCCAAGGCGCGCCGCACGAAGTCCACGCTGGCCATCCGCGCCGCGCGCAAGGTCGCGCTCACCGGCACGCCGATAGAGAACCGCCCCATTGAACTGTGGCCCGTCCTGAACGACCTGGACCCGTCCGCGTGGCCGAAGGGAAACTTTTTCCAATACGCGCGCCGCTACTGCGCGGCGAAGCAGAACGGCTTCGGCTGGGACTTTTCCGGCCACTCGAACGAGGCCGAGCTGCAACACAAATTGCGTTCTTCCATCATGGTGCGCCGCCTGAAAAAGGACGTCCTGAAAGAGTTACCGCCGAAACAGCGGCAGGTCATCGAGCTGGACGCCGCGGGCTGCAAGGAGCTGTTGGAGCTGGAGGCGCACATGGTGGAGGAACGCGAGGCCGCGCTGGTCGAGCTGCGCGCGAGGGTGGAGCTGGCCCGTGCCGGCGAGAGCCGCGAGGACTACGCGGAAGCGGTCCACGCGCTGCGCCAGGGACAAGGCGCGGCGTTTGAAGACATGGCCGAGCTGCGGCACAAGGTCGCCGCCGCCAAGCTGCCGCAGTGCCTCGCGTTCATCGAGGACGCCATGGAATCCGGCAAGGTGCTCGTGTTCGCGCACCACCTGGACATCGTCGCCGCCATCGTCGCGAGGTTCCCCCAGGCCGCAGTCATCACGGGCAACACGCCCGCGCCGAAACGGATGGAGCAGGTGGACCGCTTCCAGACGGACGCGGACTGCAACATTTTTGTGGGCAACCTTGCCGCGGCCGAGGGGCTGACGCTCACCGCCGGCACGCACGTCATCTTCATCGAGCTGCAATGGGTGCCCGGCAAGCACGCGCAGATGGAGGACCGCGCGCACCGCATCGGGCAAAAGGACAGCGTGCTGTGCAGCTACCTCGTGCTTGAGGGCAGCCTGGACTCCCACATGGCGCGCACGAACGTGGACAAGCTGAACACCATCGACTCGTGCTTGGACCGCGTTACCGACTGGACCGAGGCCGAGGTGGAAGAAGTGGAACCCGTGACCAAGGTCCGCCTCACGTTCGAGCGCGTCGCCGCCGAAGCGCGGCTGGTGTCGGACCGCTGCGTGGAGCTGGTCCATCAGGGAATGAAGATGCTTGCCGGCGTGTGCGACGGGGCCGTCAAGCGGGACGACGTGGGCTTCTCCGGGGTTGATGTTCGCATCGGCCACGCACTCGCGCACCGCACGAGCATCACGCAGAAGCAGGCCGCGCTGGGCTGGAGAATCCTCTGCAAGTATCATCGCCAACTCGGTGACGCGTTCATCGCGGAGCTGAAGGCCGCGGCAGCTACGAAAGAATAATGAGCTACATCATCACGACGGTGGACAAGGCCACGGGGCACAGCTGGGTGGAAATCACCCCGCATTTTGAGCGGGCAGAAGAGGCGCTGGAGCTGGCAACCGAGGACCAGTGGGTTTTTGTAAACGAAGCCGAATAATTATGCACACCATCTATCACGACGGGACCTGGAGCGAAGAGGAGCTGCGGCAAATGGCGGCGGGAAAATTTGTGGACCGCAACGGCAAGCGCTACGGCATCTGCCGCGGCTGCCGCAAAGTCATTCGCATCGACCATCCACTTTTTGGCTCGGTCCATTTGTGCGCGATGCCGGAGTAAATATGCACACCGTCAAACACGACCTGCGCGGCAGCAAACTCTGGTGCGGCCCCGCGGCCATCAGCGCCATCACCGGCCGCGGCACGCGCGATATTGCACTTATAGTGCGGCATCTGCGAAGCGACGCAGAACCGGTGTCGAGCATGAAGCCCAGCGAGGTGTTACAGGTCTTGCGGTTTATGGACTACGGGTTCCAAACGATATGGGACCATGAGGTGTCGGAGTATGCCAAGCCCACCCTGTGCCAGCTCGCGCGCTGGGACGCTGTAGGGCTGTGGAGCACGCCGACGCTGGTCGCGCTCACCGGGCACTTCGTCGTCCTGCAAGGGGACCTCTTCGTGGACTCCTGGACCAAGACGCCCGTGCCTTTTTCTGACGCACCAAAACAATTCCGACGCCGCCGCGTGGCTTACGCGTGGCGAATTTTTCAACGCACATGAAACTCAACAAACTCGAAAAAGAACTAGACGCCCGGTTCGCGGACATCGGCTTCCCGAGCCACGACGACCCAACCATCCCGCCCGCCATGCGGATACAGCTGGCGCACTGCATCGCGCGCTTTTACAGCGGCGAGGTGCTCGTCGTGGACCGCCGCGGGAACGCGCTGCGCATCTACGCTCGCGCGAATCCTAATCCCGGGGGGTTGACATTTCCGAAAAAGTCCACACTGGGATAGGTAGAATGAGTAACAACGTCATCGTCGGTGAATTTCTGGTTGACGGCGCGCCCTGCACCGTTGAGGTCCCTTGCAACGCCGTCGGGGCAGCCGCAAAGGAGGTCTATAACGACCTGCTGCGCGAAGTGCGCAAGCTGCACCCGGACGCGAAACAGGTCGCGCGCGTGGGCAGCAAAATCGAGAAGCGCGACAAGGGGCTAATCCGCCTGACCGACGGGCAGACCGTCCGGCAGCTGTTCCCGCGCGAGGGCGATGCCTCTCCCGTGCTGGACGTGGGGCAAGTGTTCTTCCACGGGGCCGCGTGCGTCATCATGCTTCGCTTCAGCCGCGGCCAGGACCGCGCCCACATCACCCTGCGCGACCGCCTGCGGGGCACGCCCGTGAACATCACCGGCGGATACATCCTGGGCGGCGCGCTGGCGGCGAACCTCGCGCAGTCCATTGCCGGCCTGCTGGGCAACACCGCGCGCGACCTTAAGCTGCGCATCGAATGAAGTTTTGTTACAACCGACTTTGCCGTTGGCATATCGAGTGTGACCCGACTTGCAACCGGCTGAAGTTTTTGACGACGGCCCGGCCCGTCTCGTATTTCGCGGACGCCGAGGCCACGCTTGCGACCGCCGCCGCGGACCTGGAAGTGCGGCGCGTCGTCATAAAAGATTCGGTCACCGGGGCGATGTATCACTTTTGTGAGATATGCGCCAACGCGGTGGCCATGGCCAACACACAAAAGAACGATGAACACGAAGCACAACGAAGAACGAATCCCGAGCCTGCGCCTGACGCGCCAGCAACACCGCGCGACAGCACGCAAGGCGGCTAAGCGGACGCCGCGATATCTGCTCCCCTCGCGCTACACCGAGACCGCTTTTCTCGCGCGCCTGGAAGCCCGGCCGCTGTCCTACCTGGGACGGCAACAAACGCACCTCAAGCGGCTCCTGGCAAATTGTGACCGTCTCATTGCGGAACACGGCGGCGCCGGGTCGGTCATCGACCAAGCAGTTGCCCGCGACCGCGCGACCTGGGAACGGCAACTGGCTCTGGTTCAAGGGCTTATCGTGAAACGGACCCGGACGCCGGCCAAAAGGGACACCCGCACGGCCCGCCTGCGCCGGCTGCAAAAAGTCGGTTAATGGAATTTGAAACGGACCCAATTCAAACCCAAAATGAACCGAGAATTCTATCGTGAGCTGCGCAGAATTATCTCTGAAGCCAAGGGGGCCGAACGCGCGCGTGCGCTGGCCCGCCCCAGTTTTTCCGCCCTCGAACCGACCGTGGCGCCTTCGGACTATGACCGTCCCCGGGGCGATGAACCAAATTCCCTCAATGAAATCGTCGGACCAACCCACTGAACATGAGCATCGAAGACATCGCACAAACGAAGAATGGCCCGCAGACTTTTGCGGAGCTGCATCGAATCATCCAACAGGTCAAGGCAACGTGTGGCGTCGCGCCGGCCACGCCGACTGGACCCACACCGAGTGGTTCTATGAGTGGCAACGACTCGCTGGAGCTTCCGCCGACAGTGAACCCCAAGCGCATTTACATCCTTGGGCCGATGCGGGGCTTTGACAAATATAACTTCCCCGCGTTCTACGGCATGGCCGAGAACCTGCGCGACGCCGGTTTCGAACCGGTGAACCCGGCCGAGCTGGACCGCGAAGACGGCTTCGAAATTGAATCGCTGGAGCCCGGGCACGACTTCACCACGTATCCCGCCGGCATGGACGCGGAACAGGTGGTGCGGCGCGACCTGAAGGCCATCATGTCGTGTGCCGGCTACGTCGCGCTCCCGGGCTACGAAAAGTCCAAGGGGGCAACCGCGGAGAAGGCGGTGTTCGACTGGCGCGGCGCGAAGCGGCTGGAGTATTTTTCCGTCCACGCGGGCAACGGACCGTTCCTGCAAATTGCGAACGATACTGCGCCGGCAGTGATGGTCGGCACGAACCCCAAGGATGTGCTCGGCATGAAGAAGCCGCCAATGACGCTCATCCCTACCGCGTCGCTGGTCTATCTGTCGCGTGTCATGGAGCTGGGCGCTAGGAAATACTCCGCCTTTAATTGGCGCAATCCCGCGACGCCGGTGAAGCTGACGGTCTATCTGTCCGCGGCTTGGCGGCACCTTCTGCAAATCCTCGACGGCGAGGACAACGACTCGGAGAGCAACCAGCCGCACGCCGCCCACGCCATGGCCTGCTTCGCCATCATCCTGGACGCGCACGCGTGCGGGACGCTGGTGGACGACCGACCGATAAAAGGTGCGGCCACGAAAGTCATCAACGAACTGACCACCAAGTAACATGTTCTCCTGGCTCAAATCCAAGTTCAAGTCACGCGCACAGCGGGACCGCGAGCGCGGCTACTACGACCGCCTGCCGCGCATCGGTAGCGCGCACAAGTCGCCCGCGGACCAGCTCGACGAGCTGCTGGCCGAGGCGAACCGGACCGACCGCCGCCGGGTGTCCCTGGTCCGGCGCCCGAACAAGACGGGCGTGCTGGCGCGGTTCAAGGAATTCCGCGCGGCCTTCGGCTGGCCCAACCCCAAGGAAATCCTCGCGCTGCTTTTTCCGTCGGAGTGGCTGATGGAAAAGCTGTGGCCCAAGTGGGACCCCGAGGACCGCAACGCGCGCATCGCACCGCCGGCCGGTTACTACGACGCCGACAGCGGCCGACTCTACGACCACAAGCACCGTTATGTCCGCACCATCCGACGCTGAGCTGTGGCATTATGTAAGTCGCAAGCTGCGCGCGTATGCGCGATTCTTCCACTTACCGCTGCGCGAGGTCAAGCTGATGGCGCCGCACAAGAATTTTTACGGCGACTGCTCCAGCGACGGGCGCATTCGCATTCAGCTTCGGCGAAACGGGGACCGGCCCATCGCCTACCAAATCATCGACACCATGGCGCACGAGCTGGCGCACCTGGAATACCAGAATCACAAGCCGCCCTGGTTCCGGCTGCACATGGGCCTTCTCGTCCGCATGATGGACGACGGCGTATATGACGACCTCCGCCGGCTCTGCAAAAAAGCCCGTTGACAAATCGAATTGCCTCACCACTTCTTATGGAAGAACGTGAAATTGATAGCAATTCTCCTGCTGGCGGCGGCGACAATCTTCGCCGACGAAAACCCTCCCCAAACCCCCGAAGTCGTGGATGCCCTGGACGCCGTCGCCGCCATCTCGGCGCGGATGCACTTCGAGCCGGACTCGCCTTACACCGGTCCCGAGGACGGGCTCTATGTCGCGCCCACCCAGGCGATGATAGAGGACTTCCTTCGCTTCTACGAGGCGAAGCGGGAACAAATCCCCTGGCTGCCCGAGGTGTTCGACTGCGACGACAAGGCGACCGAGATGAAATATCTCGCGGCGGTCTGGAGCGTGCGCAAGTGGCACGGCGAGGCGCCCGGCGTGCTCATTGGGAAGGCCTACGTGAAAATCGACGGCGACTACTCCGCGCTGGCCCCCGCGTCAGCGGGCAAGTGGGCGCACGGGTATCACGTCCTGAATTTTGTGGTGCGGAGCGACGGGGAGGTTTTTTTTATCGAACCGCAGACGGGCTGCGTGGCCGAGGTGTCCGCGTTCATCTATGAAGGGTCGATAGAGATTCTCCGATTGGAGTATTGAGGGGGTGATTTAGATGCCAGTAAAAACCAAAAAGACCAAGTGCGGCTACAGCAACAGCACGCCCGGCGGAAGCAAAGGGAAGTGCATGACCAAGAAAAACGCTGCGGCCCAGAAGCGACTGCTGAATGCCGTGGACCACGGCTATGTGCCGACCGGCAACAAGCACGAGGCCATGAAAAAGCGCGTCATGGGGGAGTGACCCCTTGACAATTCCAGAAAACCCTACACTGGGATAGATGTAATGAGCAACGCAGCAACCCGAGTCCATCACCCCTACTCTCCGAGCACGCTACAGGCTCGGGAGGCCTGCCCGTGTTGGACCCCGTCTGGGGGCACCAACGAGGCGGCGGAGGCGGGCACGCTGCAACACGACGCGGCGGAAAAAGGTCTGGACGACCCGCGGTTGTCTGATGCCCAGGCAGCCGCGGTCGCCCAGTGCAAGGCCTTCTGTGACGACCTCGCCAGCAAGTTCCCGGGCGCCACGGTTCTCAACGAGCAATACCTCCCGGTGGACGATGAAGTAATCGCGGTGCAGGACCCGCCGCCGCTTCGCTCCCGCAGCATTTTCGTGGGGACCACCGCTGGCTTCATGGACTGGGGTCTGGTCACCGCGGACGGCCTGCACGGCGAGCTGGTGGACTACAAGTTCGGCCAGCACGCGGTCGAAGACACCGACAACAATCTCCAGGGCATTTCCTACGCGCTCGGGCTGTTCAAGAAATACCCGACGCTGCGCGACGTGACGGTGACCTTCCTACTCCCGTATCGCGACGAGGTGGACCAACACACCTTCGATATGAGCAACGCGGCCGCACTCCTCTTGCGCATCAAAACCGTTGTGCATAGGGCGATAGAAGCCAAGCGTGCGGGAGACTTTTTGACGGCACGCCCGAGCGTCTCCGCGTGTTCGTTCTGCGGTGAGCTGGGCCGCTGCCCGAAAGTCGCGGAGCTGGCGCTGCACGTCGGCCGCAAGTATCGGCCCATCGACGTGCCGAAAAGTTTGACGCCCTCGATGATGCTCGACCCGAAAGATGTGGGCCTCGGGCTGCAACTGGCGCAGGTGCTGAAGGCCTGGGCCGAGGCATACCGCGCGCAGGCGACCCAGAAGACCATCCTGGACGACCACTTTGTTCCGGACGGCTACAAGCTGGTGTCGTCCGTCAAGCGACACGTCCTGCCCGGCAAGGCCCGGGAGCTGGCGAACATCGCCAAAGAATTTTTGCCTGAGGAGCAGCACGACATGGTCGAGGCCCTTTTCGACATCTCGCTCGGCCCCCTGGAAAAACTAATCTCCGCCGCCGCACCGCGCGGCAGCAAAGAAGAGGCGGTCGAAACCTTCGGGGAGTGTATCCTCGAAGCCGGCGCAGTGGAGGAAGGCGAACCCTATGCCTACCTGCGCATGGACACGACCGGAAAACCGAAAACCAAGACCTAAAAACCATGAACATGAGTTTTGTCAAAGAAGGCGTGGAAGATACCACGACGCCGGTTCCGCCGGCACCCGAGACGCCGGCCGCGTCAACCGAAGTCGCCACCCGCGAAGCCACCCCCGGCTTTTTCGACGAGGACAACATTCGCTACGAAGACATCGTCTTCCCGCGAATCAACATCGTCCAGTTCGTCGGCAAGCTGGCCACCGAGCAGGGCTTCGACCCCGGGTCCATCCTGTTGGCGTCGCAAAACGTCATCCACACGCCCGAGAGCAAGACGGACAAGGGCACGCCCCCGCTCAACCTCACGGTCATCGGCTTTCGTCCGCTGCAATACGCGGAGAAGCTGCCCGGCGGCAAGCAGGGCCTGCTTGTCAACAGCGAGTCCGAAGTGGTCAAGCACAACGGCACGCTGAGCTGGAAGGAATGGGACGCCTCGAAGAACAGCGGGAGCCCGCTGCGCTACTTCCAGACCTTGGCTACTGCCCTGCTCCTCGTGGAGAAGCCGGACTTCTACGCGGACCCAGACCAGCTGGACTTCCCGTATGTGTTCGAGGTCGAGGGGCAGCCTTCGCGCTACTTCACGCTCGCGCTCTGGGGCATGAAGGGCTCGGCCTACACCAAGGGTGCCAAGGCCATCCGCACGCAGAAGAAAATCGGTTCCCTTCGGAAGGGATACCTCACGCACTCCTGGACGCTGACCACGACCAAGCAGTCCAAGGACGACAACTACTACTTCGAACCGAAGCTCCGCGCCTCGACGAAGAATGGTGACCTCTTCCAAGAGTTCATCAAAGCAATCATCGGCGCGCAGTAAAGCGCCGCTCGCCACGGGCGGGCCGGGGGTTCACGTTCTTCCCCTCGGCCCGCTTTTTCGTGTCCGGATTTGACAGGAGGACGGCGGCGTGCTAGACTGCGGGCGTGAAGAAAGCCCGCAAACCAAAGATTCGACGAACCTGGGGCACGATGTCCCCGGTCACCAAAGTGAAACCCTCGGCACGGCGCTACAGCCGCGCTGAAAACAAAAGGAACGAACGTGGCGAATAAGAACACCCTCCGCAAGAACGCGGCCCGCCTGAAGGCCTACGCCCGCTACAAGCGCGGTCGCGACACTTTTCCCGCCGGCATGGCGCCGTTTGGGGAAGAGGCCTGTCGGCCCAAAGACAACAAACCCAAGGTCGCCGCAAGTGGTGGCCGCAAAACCCCTGGACTCCGATGAACATTTTTCAAAAATTCAAGCGCTGGCTGATGGACACCTCGCCCGAGCCGGACCCCATTGAATACGCGCAATGGGAAACTGAAGGCGGCACAACGCCTGAACAGAACGAGGCGCACTTCGCCGCGACCGGCCCCAAACCGACCGGTCCCGGTCCGCGCCCTTATGGTTGGTCAACCGGTCCGCACTACGCGGGAGGCTACCGCACCGCGCCTGTGGTTGCCGTGGACGACACCAGCGACTGCCTCACGGTCGCCGCGTCTGCCGCGGTCGCTGCGATGCTGGCCGAATCTACCCCGCCAGCCTGCCCCTACTGCGAGACCGCCATCCCGCCGGCAGCCATGCCGTCCACCGACGTGCCGCTCGAATCGCCCTCGCCGTCATCGGACACCCCGGACTGCGGCGGGTCTTCCTGCGACTGCTCCTGCGGAGGTGACCAATGAACGTCGCGCGCGTTGCAGTGGGCGTGCTTATCGGCCTGGGCCTCGTGCTCTGGGCAGTCAATCAGGTCGCCCTGGCGGCGGCTTGTTTCATCTTCGTCATCCTCCTGTGGAGGCCGTCGTGAGCGACGCCTTCACAGTGAAGTCCAACGTCCGGGACTACGCGCTGGTGTGCTCCAAAGCCAATCGCGCCGGCAAATTCAAGCGCGTTAGCGAGGACTTCCTGACGGACATCGAAACGGCCGTGGACTGTTTGATACGGCAAATCGAAACGAAGGTCGGCGAGCCGCTGCACCCGCTGCCGAAGGACCCGCAGAAGACGGCCATTTTCGGGGGCACCGAACCGGTCGAGCGCCTGCGGCTGGTGACGGGCTTCGCGAGCGAACGGGCGCACGCGCGCCTGGAAGCGGCCATCCGAAAAATCATCGCAAACAAAGTGCAAGGCACGCCAACGTGCGGCCAGACACTTTGAGGGGGTTGACATTTTCGGGAAACTCCACACTGGGATAAGTGATGATAACGCACCTCGGCTTCGACTACGAGACCTATTACGACACGAAGCTGAAGTATGACATACAGCACCTGGGGGCCGAGCGCTACGTCCGAGACGAGCGTTTCGACCCCTACTTGTTGTCGGTGAGTGACGGCGCGAATTCCTGGGCCGGCCCACCAAAAAATTTCAACTGGGACATGCTGGACGGGATGACCGTCGTGGCGCACAACGCCGCGTTCGACCAGACCGTTTACAACGAGATGGTCCGGCGTGGCATGGCGCCGCTGAAGCGCATCAAGGCGTGGCACTGCACGGCGAACCTCTCGTCCTACCTCTGCAATCGGCGCGCGCTGGATGACGCGTGTGCGTTCCTGCTCGACATCACGGTGGACAAGTCCACCCGCAGCGAGGCCAACGGCAAAACGTCCGAGGAGCTGAAGGCCGACAAGCTGGGCTGGGACCGCATGCTCGACTACGGGCGCGGCGATGCTTTTCGGTGCTGGACGCTCTGGGACAAGTTCGGCGCGGAGTGGCCGGAGTCGGAGCGCGAGCTGTCCCGTATCACCATCGACCAGTGCCTGCGCGGCGTGCAAATCGATGTCGAGCTGCTGAACGAATACATCCGCGTGGCCGAGACGCTGGTCATCACTTGCCAATACGCGCTGCCCTGGACGTCCCGCGGCGCGCCGCCCACGTCGCCCAAGGCCATGGCCGAGGAATGCCGCAAGTGCAACATCCCCTGCCCGCCGGTGAAGTCCCGGGACGGCGTGGACGCGTTCGATGCCTGGGAGGCGCAGTATTCTCCCGCGCACCCGTGGATAAAAGCTGTGGGCGACTGGCGGCAGGTCAATAAGCTGCTGGCCACGCTGAAGACCTTCAAAATCCGCGTGCGTGAGGACGGCACGATGCCCTTCGGCCTGAAGTATTTTGGCGCGCATACTGGCCGCTGGTCCGGCGACGCCGGCCTGAATTTTCAAAACTTCCGCAAGGTGCCCCTGTTCGTCACCGCCGCCGGCGCGCTTACCGAGGACAAAAAAGCTGCGGCCACTGTCCTCGACATCCGCAAGTTAATCATCGCCCGCCCATGAAACTAATCGTCTCCGACCTCGCGCAAATCGAGCCGCGCGTGCTGGCGTGGCTGGTCAACGACAAGGTGGCCCTGGACGCGATGGCAGCCGGCGACTCGCCGTATGTCGCGCACGCCAAGGCATCCATGGAGTGGACCCCGTCACACACGGACTGGGTCCTGGGCGACCTGAAAAAAGAGTCCGCCAACATTTATTCGCTGGCCAAAGTCCGTGTCCTCGGGCTGGGCTACGGCGCCGGCTGGCTGAAGTTCATCACGATGGCCAAAACGATGGCTGGCCTGGACATCACCAAGGGCGACCCGGAGACCGAGCAAAAGCTGACCCGCGACGGGGAACTATGTTGGAACGCCGACGGCACGCCGAAGATGGTGTCCGGCTACGGCAAGAATTCCCGGCGCATCGTGAAAGACTTTCGCGACTCGAACCCTGGCATCGTGAACCTCTGGCGGCAGCTTGACGAGGGCTTCCGGAACGCCTGCGGCGGCGACTTCCGCATGCAGCTGCCCTCCGGCCGCTTCATGGTTTATCGGGACGTGCGGTCCGAATGGCGGCTGGTGCCCGAGACGGACGAGAGCGGCGAGGCCACGGGCGGCATGAAGCGCAAGCTGGTCTATACCGCCGACGTGGGCGGTGTGCGCAGCGTTTTCTACGGCGGGCTGCTGTGCGAAAACTTGGTGCAGGCCACCGCGCGCGACGTGTTCGGGTTCCACATGCTTTTGCTCGACAAGACGCCGGGCATTCGTATCCTGTTCACCTGCCACGACGAGGCAGTTTGTGAATGCGAGGACCACATCACCGCCGAGCAGGTGCAAGACACAATGTCGGTATGCCCGCCCTGGCTGCGCGGCTGCCCTCTCGCCGCCGAAGCCAAGGAAGTCCCCTGCTACTGCAAATGAAACTTTTCTGCCTGCGCAACCTCAGCTCGCACGAGGTCACCACCTGTGTCCCGTGGGAATTCGGTCCGGAAAATCTGGGAGCGGTTCCCCCGGAGGCCTTCTCGGATAAGACGGTCCGAGACACCTGGGCCAATCGCCCCGGCACGGTGCATCAAATGTATTCGTGCTACCAGGGGTCCAACCCGAACCTGCGCATCAGCAAAGAGAATCCGCCACACGACGCACGCGCCGCGGCCATCGACGTGGACGTGAAGCTGACGCGGCCCGAGCTGGACGGCGCGCTGGAGCGAATGGGCGACCGCAAGCCGAACTATATCGAGACCACTTTTTCCGGCCACTTCCGGCTCGTCTGGCTGTTCGCGGTGCCCATCGGTTTTCTCGGCGACATGACTTTCGCAAAGTTCGTCCTTGAGCATCTGCATGAGCTGCTGCCGTATCGCCAGTGTCCGGGAATTGATGAGGGCGCCGTCTCGCGTGGCACGCAATACTACACTAACGGTTGTCGCTGGGAAAAAATTCACGACACCCCCATTCCGGCGGACCTGCTCATTGGCTGGCAAATGGCCATCTCCAAAAAATTCAACTGGGCGGATACCAAGGACGCGGTGAAAATCCCGCTCGACGTGGTCGAGGCGAAGCTGCGCGAAATGTTTCCTCGGTTCGTGACTGAGTGGAAATCGGAGTTCAAGAAGGATGCGCAGGGGCCGACCTTCTGGGAACCGGAATCGACGAGCCCGAATTCGGCAATCGTGAACGACCACGGTATCCGGTCCTTTGCGGACCACGCCTCACACAAGCCGTTTATGACCTGGGCCGACTTTTTCGGCGCGCAGTTCGTGGCCGAGTATCAGCTGAAGCTGCTGGGCAACGCGGTCGAGGGCATCTACTACGACGGCCGGCAGTTCATCCGAAAACAGTCTGAGGGCAAGTGGCTGTTCGGCGGCGCGGACGACCTGTCGCGTCACCTGCGCTGCGAGCGCGGGCTCTCCGACCGCCGGCCCAAGGGCCGCAACGCTTCGCCCGTGGACGAGGCCATCTCCTTCATCCAAAACAAAGGCCACATCACGTCGGCCGGGAGTTTCTCCTTCTACCCCAAAGGCATCATGGAACGTTACGGCAAAACATTTCTCAACATCCACAACCGCGACGTGCTGACCCCGGCACCGGGCACCCAGAAGTGGGGCGACAAGTTCCCCTTCATCGCCAAGTTTTACGACGGCTGGCTGACTTCCGAAGCCGCGCTCACGGCGTATCTGTCGCACCTGTCGTATGCGTTTCGCTGCGCGTTCAATCGCGCCCCGCAGCCCGGGCAAGTGTCCGTCTTCGTCGGTCCGCCGAGCTGCGGAAAAACGCTCAACACGCGCTACATCATCGGCGCGCTGTTCAATGGCTACGCGGAGTGCCAGGACTGGATGATGGGCCGCGACCAGTTCAACAGCGAGTTGTTCGAGGTCTTCAATTGGGCCATCGACGACAACACAATGGGGCTTGACGCGCGCTCGCATCGTATCTACACTGAGATGCTGAAAAGATGCTGTGCCAATCAAGCGTTCCGTTCCAACGAGAAGTTCCGCGCGGCCGGGCTGCTCGACTGGGCCGGCCGAATCTGGGTGTCGCTCAACAACGACGCGGCCAGCCTGCGGCACTTGCCGGAGCTGGGCATGTCGAACATGGACAAGCTGAACCTTTACTGCTGCACGGTCCTCCGGACGGACGGGTTCGTTTTTCCTGCGCGCGAGGAAATCGCCCGCACGCTGGTCCAGGAACTGCCCTACTTCGGGAAGTTCCTGTTGGACTACGAAATCCCGGCGCACCGCATGGGCACGGAAAAGCGCTTCGGCCCCATTCATTACCACGACACGTCTTTGGTCATCGAGGCCAACCAATCGTCGCTGAGCGCCAGCATCGGCGAGCAGGTGGACGAGTGGATGCGCCAGTATTTTGTCGAGAAGCACCCTGAGCACGACTGCTGGGAAGGCACCGCCTACCAGCTCTACCAATCGATGGCCATCGACTGCCAGATGCGCGAGGCCATGGGCCGCACGACGGCGGACACGCTGAGCAAGACGCTCCCTGAGCTGGCGCAAAAAGGTTTCGACATCGAAATCCTGGGCGGCGAGTTCCGCCGCACGTTCCGAATTTGCCGGGGCAACCGTTACCCGAAGGGACCGGTCGCCAAGACAATCAAGCAGACCCCCAACAACCCCTACGAAAAACAATGAAGAACCTAGTCGTGGGCTACGCGCACCATCAAGACACCAAACGCGGCGAGGAATACCTCTCCCGCTTCGGTAACTGGATGCCCTTGCACCCCCACTATTTCAATATGAGCGACAACCAAAGCTACTACGCCCCCGGGACGGACCTGAAGTTCACCCTCCTCTCTGCCGAAGAAGAGACACGCCTGTTCACCGTCGCCCGCGGCGGTCGATATACGGCGACCGAGGTGAACGCCGCGCGCGACTACATCATCACCAACCATCTGCTTTTCGCGGCGACTTACGCGAGGCGAATCGTGAAGGGCAAGCTGCCCGACAACGAGGTCGTCAGCGCCGCGAATTTCGGCCTGATGAAGGCGTTCGAGGCGTTTGACCACAAGCGCGGGAAACGTTTCTCGTGCTACGCGAAGCCCTACATCCGGTCCGAAATCGCCACGCTCTGGCGCTCCAAGGACATCGTGGACTACCACGGCAATTTTCCGGACGTGACCGAGGACAACGTCGCGATGCTCGACCCCGACTGCGGCGTCGTCATGCCGGACAACGAGGGCGACAGCCGCGAGCTGGTGTTGAAGTGCCTGGAGGAATCCAAGTCCGTGCTCAACGCCAAGGAAGCGAAAATCCTGCGCATGCACTACGAGCAGGGACTGAACATGCGGGAAATCGCGGACACGTTCGACATCACGCGCGAGCGCATTCGACAAATCCACGACGTGGCCATCGCCAAGCTGGCCCGGGCCTTCAAGCGTGCCGGCGTGAACGCACAGGGGGAAGTATGAGCGAGTCCGTCAAGTGCCCCGTGTGCGGGCTGACCGACGTGGAGGTGTGCTGCGACGAGGTGGACAACGAGGTCGGCATCCAGCGTTTCGTCTGGGGCTACGTCTGCAAGAAGTGTGGCGAGATACCCGTGTGCCCGGACTGCGGGGCCTGCATCGCCTCGCCGGGGGACCACATGGTCTGGTGTGAGAGGGACAAAGAATGAACATCCTTGCGCTAGACCTCGGGACGAACACCGGCTGGGCGCGCCGCCTGGACGGGAAAGTAGTGTCTGGCACTTGGTCATTGCCGCCGAAAAAGAAGGGCGCGGACTGCTGCGTCATCGACCCGCGGCTCATTCTTTTCCGGCAGCGCCTGCGGGACAACACCGACGTGGATGCGTTGGTTTATGAGGACGTGAAGTTCGTGCGGTCCCAAGCGCAGGCCCACCTCTGGGCCGGCTTCCGCGCCGTGCTTTGGCTTTTTGCACACGACTTCAGCATCCCGACCTTTTGCTGCCCGGTGCAGACCTTGAAAAAGTTCGCGACCGGCAGCGGGGCGGCGGACAAGGATGCGATGGCGCTGGCCTACTATGAAAAGGTGGGCCTGAATCCGCGGTTCGCGGCGCTAGATGACAACGCCATCGACGCGTGGCATCTACTGCATTGGGCAGAAGCGACCTTGACGAAACCGGAAATTGGCACACCTTAACTAGGAATGAGCAACGACTACCAGATGCTGGTCCCGGGCCGCGAGCGCGTCAACGCGGAACAAATCACGACCCTCCTGCACGTCACCAACGCGCTTCAGGTTTACCTGCTTGCCCCGCACCGCGCCTTCGACTCCGAGAACCCGCACCCGGAGCTGGACGGCGGCGCCCTGGCGGCGGCGACGGTGACCTTCGGCAAGGCCTGCGAGCAGCTGAACAACATCCTGTCGGACGCATCGCGTTGGAGCCTGGACAAGGTGACGGACCTGAACAAGGAAATCGTCAAGACCCAGCAAGCCCAACAGGGGCTCCTCGCTGCGCAGACCAAGCTGGCGGAGAACGCGCTGCTGCCGCACGCGCAACTCAAGCCCCTGGTCGTGCATCACGGCGGGATGTTCCTCGCCATCCACGGCGACCCGGCCACGCCGGCCGCACACATCGTCGGCCGCGGCTTCACGCCCGAGGCCGCGCTCTACGACTTCGACCTCGCTTTTAAACGGCTGGCCAACGACCAATACCAAATCGAGGTCGAGCAACAGCCCCAACCCAAAAACAAGAAGAACGACAAATGAAGTGGACCCACAAGCAAATCGAACAGTTTCGCGACTGCGTGAAGGCGGGCGCGAGCGACACGTTGCTCGCCTCAATTTTCCAGGTGACTGAGCCCGCCATCCGGCGCGCTCGCCAGCGGTTCGCTCCGTTTAGCGTGAAGTTCCGCACCCAGGTGCATCCCGACTTCAAGACCGCGGAACCTTTTCCCCAGGCGCCCAAGCAGCCGACCACGTTCGAGCAGGACAAGGAAGCCAAGTCCGGCGAATTCTGGAAGCGTGAGTATCAGGTCCTCGAAAAGAAATACGAGCAGGCCGTCACCCAGGCTTCCATCTCCGAGCAGCTCGTGGAGCTGGCCAAAGAGGTGGCCCCCACTTCGTATGACCCGTGCCCGGCGCAGATACCGAGCAAGCAATCCCACAGCGACTGCGCGCAGTCCGCGGTGCTGCTGCTGAGCGACACGCACGTCGGGCAGGTTATTACGCCAGACCAAACTTTAGGTTTTGGCGGCTACGACCTGGAAATTTTCCTGGCGCGCCTCAAGACCGTGGAGTCCGCCATCACGTCCATCGTCACGCGGCACACGACCACCGTCGTGGACGAGCTGGTCGTCTGTTTCGGGGGCGACCTCATCCACGGTGCGTTGAACCACGGCGCCGAGGCCGCGCAGAAAATGACGCTGTTCGACCAGACGTATGCCGCCGGCCACGCCTTCGCGCAGTTCCTTCGCAATCTCGCGCCGCTGTTCCCGCAGGTCCGGGTCTTCGGCACGGTCGGCAACCATCCGCGGTTCGCGAACCAAAAGCGCATGCCGACGGAAAACCGCTACAGCAACCTCGACCAGTTTTGCCTGAGCTACACGCGGGCGCTGACCGAACGGCTCGAAAACGTTCACTGGACCCTGAACCGGCAGCCGACGGCGTTGTTCAAGGTGCAGGGCTTCGGGTTCGAGCTGCTCCACGGCGACACGCTGCGCGGCGGGGACCGTGCGCTGGGCATCCCGAACCACGCAGTGGGGCGCCACATTTCGGGGCGCGCGCAACTCTTCGCCAAGCACGGGCAGCAATCGCCCGACTACTATCTGTGCGGGCACCTGCACCGGGACATTGTTTTGCCGCACGCCAAGGGCCGCTTCATTGTCAACGGGGGGTTCCCCGGCATCGACGGCTATGCGCTGGCGGAAAACTTTTCGCCGGTGGACCCCACGCAGACCTTCTTCTTGATGCACCCTAAATACGGGCAAACCGCGAGCTACAGCATTTCCCTGAAGTTCGCGAAGGTAGAAGCCGAGCGGCCCTACGACCTTCCCTAATTTGACAGGACGAACCCCCTGTTGTAACCTACAGACACATGAGACACATCATCGCACTACTGGCGCTGCTCGGACTTGCAGCGGTTATCCCCTCGGCCACGGCGGGCACGAAAATCATCGGCGAAGTGAACGGCTTGAAGCTGGTCCGCGTGAAAACGGTGGGCATCTTCTGTCCAAGCACCACGACGGTCATCGCGTATGACCCCGCCAAGCCCGGCACCATCGAAGGCGTCATCAATCACGCGGGCGGTCCTGGCGTGTTGCAGAGCGTCGCCCAACCGGCGTCCATCGCCGCGGGTGCCTATCTGCTCAAGCCGGACTCCACGCGCGTGACCCAGAGCGGCAGCGGCAACGCAGCGGCTACCTCGACCAGCGGCGCGACGGCTGCCGGCGGCAACGCCACGGGTGGCAACGGTGGCGCGGGCGGAGCCGGTGGCTCGGCTGGCGGGCCTCCCGGGCTCGTGAACAACCCCGGTCACAGCAACTAACCTTCGCCTTGGGGCCACGGACGGCCCCCGAGATTTATGAAACACCTCGTCCTAATTTGGCTCGCCTGCGTCGCGCTCGCCTGGACCGCCCTCAGCGCACCGCTGCCCGACTTCCGCGTGCTGCCCGACTACATGGTGGAGAACCATTGCAACCCCTTCAGCAAGTCGGCCGTCGCGATGCTGAAAGCGAAGGGCATCCCGGCAGTGCGCATCACCTTTTGCTGGTCGCGCTTTGGCGTGGGCCACGGATATCACGCCGCGGTGCTTTTCAAGCAGGGCGACAAGTTCTACTACATGGATAACAACCGAATGGGCGCGCGGCCGGTCGCCGGCACGACGGACCTTGGTTGCGTGCGCCACATTGACGGGACCCACGACACGATGCTGTGGATGACCGATGAACAAATGAAGCGGGTCGAGCCGCACAAGCTGGAGGAACTGTTCCGATGACTGACATGCGACGAGTCGTTTTCGACGCGGTAGTGGCCCGCTACACGCGCAAGCATCGCCCGCTGGATGAAGTGGCCTACGACGCAGACACGCTCGCGGAGTCGCACAAGGGAGTGCTTCGGTTGCGCTACCTGCGTGCCGGCGACATCTCCATCGAAGAATACCTCACCCCCCTAACGAACGAGCAGCTGCTCGACGTTTTCCAATCCCAATGCTGTCAGGACTACCGATGAACGCCAAAGTCGAAAAAGCAATCAAGCTGTCCCGCGCCTACTACAACATGCCGGGCAACGGGGCTGGAGGTTCGCTGCACATCGTCCTGGATGACGGGAACATTGAAGTGGACCACGTCCGGTTCTGTCTGGAGTGGGCGGCGGACCGGAACGACAAGCCGGGCGTGAAGCTGGCGGAGTTTCTCCTCACCCTTACGGAAGACGAGCGCCAGGAAGTTTACCAAGCCCTTTACCCATGAAATATCCTCCCCTAACCCTCGACCAGTTCATCGACATCCTGCTGGACTTCCAGCGCCGCGGCGGTGGCGACTTGCCCGTCAGCTTCAATGCCGACGAGCGCTATGCCGTGGACCGGGTAATCGTCCACGCAAATCCTGAAGGGAAGCCTTACGTGGAAATCTACGGCGACGCGCCGTTCGACGACGGCCGGCCGAAGCCGATGACGCTGGAGCAGGAGCGCTTCGCTGACCAGATAGCCAAGGCCCTGGAGAAGACCTCGCCGTTCTTGGACATCCTCACGCGCGGCAAGTTCCCCGAGAAGGCCGGCGAGGAGAAGCGGGAGGGCACATGTTAATTTTAGCTGCCGCCATCATGGCCGTCGCGATAGTTCAGGCCGTTCAGAATGCCCGCCTGCAACGACAAATCGACCGACTCACGCGCGAAGGTTGGGACTACCCGACCTATGACTATACTTCCGGACGGCTTAACGCTTTATGGGCCGAGTCGAATCGCCATCGCGAGCGGCTGGAAAAGCTGGAAGCCAAACGAAAACGCCAATGAAACTTTTCTGGTCCTGGCACAAATACTACAGCGGCACCCGCTGGTTCCGCCTGGAGTTTTGCCCGGCTCGCCGCCGTTGGTCGTTCCAGGTCTGGAGACTTTTCATCTCGCTATGGCTGCGTCCGCTATGAACCCGACCTACGAGAAAAACACGACCGGCTGGACGTGGTGGTGCCGCACGCACCATCGCGAAGCCACCCACCTGTTGAAACGCGAGGGCTGCTCGCCCGTCGCCACCTGTGACCCCGCCTTGGGCGGAATCCTATTACCCTGTGACTGCGTCTGTAAAAACTGGCTCCTCGTCGTCGAAGCTAAGACTCCACCTGCTGGGTCTTCCTAACGCGCCCGTCAACCTGGACTACTCGCTCGACGGCTTCGCCGCGGCGACGTATAGGTTCGCGCAGATGATGTTCCACATGGGACATCATGTCATCCTCTACGGGGCCGAGAAGTCCAACGCGCCATGCAACGAGTTCGTGCAAATCATTTCCGAGCGCGACCGCACCGCCCTCTGCAAAGGGTTCGAATATCAGCACGCCATAATGGACGAGCGCTACCCGCTGTGGCAGCTCAGCAACGCCATCGCCTCGGCTGAGGTGTCCTCGCGCAAGCAACCGCGGGACCTGCTGCTCACCATCGGGGGCTCGTCACAGCGGCCGGTGTTTCAGTTCAACCCGGAACTGTTGGACGTGGAGTGGAGCATCGGCTACGAGGGTAACTTCTGCAATCACCGTGTGTTCGAGTCCTACGCGCACATGCACAAAATCTACGGGCAGCAAAACGTCGTGGACGGCCGTTTCTATGACACGGTTATCCCGCTGCCGTTCGACCCGGACCACTTCAAGTTCCGTCCCAACCCGGAGGACTATTTCCTTTTCGTGGGCCGGCTCATTGAACGCAAGGGCCTTTGCATCGCGTGCCAAGCCGCCACGGCTGCTGGCGTGAAGCTGAAAATCATCGGCCACGGCGGCGACCGCCGGCTAATCACTGGAGGGCACGAGTATCTCGGTGCGGTGGACTGGAAAACTCGCAACGAGGTCATGTCCAAAGCGCGGGCCGTTTTCACGCCGACCATCTACCTGGAGCCCTTCAACTGCGTCGCGGTGGAGGCCCAGATGTGCGGCACGCCGGTCATCTCAACCGACTGGGGCGGCTTCACCGAGACGGTGGAGCAAGGCGTGTCCGGCTTTCGGTGTTCCTACCTGAAGGAATTCGTGGAGGCAACGAAAAAGGTGGAGACGCTCAGCCGGGAACGCATCGCCATACGCGCCGCGCGCAAGTATTCCATGTGGAACCTCTGCCACGACTATCAGCGCTATTTCGAGCGCCTTATGACCCGCTGGGGAGCGGGCTGGAACACTTTATGACCTACAGACCAAACGCAAAATACGGTCCCGCGTGGCGGGCACAATTGGGGTGGTTCGTGTTCGAATACTGTTGTCCCCGGCATTTCTTCGACCGGGACCCGGCGCGAGACCGGCGGTGGAAGTGTTGGGGCTTCCATCGGTGGGAATACGGGGTTCGCTTGCTGGGCTTCAGCGTGGAGTTACCGCGCTACTGAAGGTCAGCGCGGGCTCTTTCCGCAACAGCTTCATCACCGTCGGGGCGTGCTCGTCCCGATTTTCGCTCGGCCCGGTGCAGACGGGTTCATACGGGTCGTCGTAGCGAAACCGTTTCCGGCACACCGGGCATTCGTAGAGATACACGCCGCGCGTGACGAGGTGTGACCCCGGCACGACGCGCGTGTAACTTTGGAATGGCGGCTTAGGCGAACTCATAGCCCCACGCACCGAAGTTCGGCACGTTGGTCGCGATGGAATCCGCTTTGACCTGGAGGATACCCGCACTCGGGATGACCCACCAACCGTTTGCCGTGAGCGGCACGCCGGGCGTGATGACTTGATTTTCCACAATCACGGTGCCTTCGCCGCCCGCTTCGCGCGAGAGGAAAGCGTTGTGAGTCGTGGTGAGCACGTTGAATACGTAAGTCCGCATGATGCCCGTTACTGCGGTCGCCGTGTAAACCGTCGCGTAAGACGCCGTGATGGCGGTCGGAGCGCGGAGTTCTTTTGGAGTGTATGTCGCCATAAGTTTTTAGAAAGTGGTGATGACCGTGATGCGCCCGCCGCCACCGGACCCGCCAGTGCCCGCTGCGCCGCTTGATGCGCCGCCACCGCCGCCTCCCCCACCACCGGGGAAGCCGCCGTTGCCGCCGTTTGCTCCGGTGTTGGCTCCTGTGCCGGCTCCACCGCCGCCACCGCCGCCACCGCAAAGTTTTCCCGTGCCACCGTCCGCGCCGTTCGTGCCGGTGCCGCCGGGAGCCGTGCCGCCAGACGCTCCGCCGCCGGTCGAGTAGGAATTGCAGATTCCACCGGTGCCGCCCGTGGTCGCGGCTGCTCCAGTGTCCACGGCGCCGCCCCCGCCGCCGGCACCCGCGCCATACATGGAGCTGCCGCCGTTGAGGCCCGGTGCGCCAGTTTGGGACCCCGCACCACCAGCCCCGCCGTATTCAGCATTGCCGCCGCCACCGCCGGAGGAACCGCCCCCAGCGCCCTGGCCGGCAATAGTCAGCGCCAACGCACCAGAGCCGGGTGGACCCCCGGAGGACCCGCCGCCCGTTCCGGCCGCGCCGGAACCGGCCGAGCCACCGCCGCCACCGCCGCCACCACCCGCGCCGGTGCCGCCACTCATTCCACCGCCGCCACCGCCGGCAAGAACAAAGGTGCCGAAGGTTGAGTTTGTGCCGGCGGATGCGGTGGTGCCAGCGCTCTGGCTGCCACCGGCACCACCGGTTGCCCCGGTGCCGACCGTGATGGCCACTCCGCCCGTAGGCAGGTCGGTTGCATCGAAATACTTTTCTACGCGCGCGCCGCCACCGCCGCCACCGCCGCCCGCGCGTTTGCCGGTCGCGCCACTGAGTGACCGTCCGCCACCGCCGCCACCGCCGGCGCCAACGGCAACAACCCACACGGCCTTCGCGCCGGTTGGCATGGTCCACGTCCCGTTGCCCGTGAACACCTGCACGTTGGTCGTCGTGCCGCTTGCTCCGGTTGGGCCAGTTGGTCCGGTCGTTCCCGTGGGACCCGTCGGGCCGGTAGGCCCCGTGGGACCCGTCGCGCCTGTGGCGCCGGTCGGGCCGGTCGCTCCAGCGTCACCCGTGCGGCTGAAGTTTATCAAACAAATCTCCTGGTCATCCGGCAACGCGCCGCCGATGTAGGTCACGCCGATTTTTCGGTAGCCGGTCGCCGTGGTGACGCTCGCGATTTGCCAGACGTTGACGGTGATGTCAGAATTTCCCTGGCTCTTGATTTCTAGGAACCCTTTCACCGTGCTGGTGCTGTCGTCCCAGGAATCAATGTAGGTGGTCCAGTCGTTTCCATACTGGTCTTGCGTGCTGATGAAAATCTGGGTCACCGACGCGATGGTCGCGTTGTTGTAGCGGAACGAGCCGGCTCCCGGGTCGGAGTCCGTGGTCGTGGTGCTGAAACGATATTTGAGACCTCCCTTGTCTCCCTGCGCACCAGTGCCGCCGGTCGGCCCTGTGGGACCCCGCACGCCGTCCAGGCCGTCCACCCCGTTGTCGCCGGTCGGACCCGTCGGACCACTTGCACCCGTGCCGCCAGTTGGACCGGTTGCTCCTGTGGCCCCGGTTGCTCCCGTTGGACCGGTTGCCCCCGTGGCGCCTGTCGGGCCAGTAGGACCCGTGGCTCCAGAATCGCCCGTTGGACCCGTGGGGCCAGTAGGCCCGGTGGCCCCCGTCGCTCCGGTCGCTCCCGTGGCGCCCGTCGCTCCGGTAGGGCCAGTCGGGCCAGTGGGACCCGTCGGGCCGCTCGCTCCGGTTGCACCGTCCAGGCCGTCCGTTCCGTTTTCGCCCGTCGGCCCCGTTGGACCGGTGGGTCCGGTCGGGCCGGTCGGTCCGCTGGCGCCGGTGTCACCGGACGCTCCAGTGGCCCCGGTCGGGCCGGTCGGGCCAGTCGGGCCGGTTGGGCCGCTCGCGCCCGTGGCTCCCGTTGGGCCGCTCGCTCCAGTCGGGCCGGTAGGCCCCGTGACGCCCGTCGGGCCGGGTGGCCCCGTCACGCCGTCCATGCCGTCAATCCCTGGTGCCCCGGCGCCCGTCGCGCCCGTTGGCCCTGTTGGACCCGTTGGGCCAGTGGGACCCGTAGAGCCCACGCTCCGCGTGTTGCCCATCGAATCGAAGGTGCCGCAAAAGGTGAAAAGTTCGTCCGGACCGAGGACCACTTTTTGCAGGACCCGCAGGTCCAGGCCGTCCACGTAAGTGATGGTCAGCGTGACGGACGCGGTGTCGCGATTTTGAATCGTGATTTCCTTGACGATGCGCCGGGCATCCAGTGCCGGGGCAGAAACCACGGTGACCGGCGTGACGCCGTTCAACGTGCCGTCTTCGGAGCCTTCGGTGAACGAAGTCCCCGTGTCGTCGGACCAGTGTGACGTCCAATCGGGGTCCGTAGTCGCGGCTGCGCCGGACATCTGCACGGTGATGCTTTTGAGAATCGAATCGAGAATTAGGACGTTCATTTTAGCAACAGTTCGACAAAAACCAAGCCGCCGCCAAGCTGGCCGAAGCCGCCGGGCCGGTCGGACCTTCCGGACCGGGGGGACCGGCCAATCCATCCGCACCGGCTGCACCCGTGGGGCCAATCTCGCCGGCTGGACCCGTGGGGCCGCGAGCACCGGTTGTGCCGCTTCCCCCGCCGCCCCCATCCAAAATCTCGAATCGCCAACCACGCCATGACCCGGCACCCGCAACCCGGTCCACGGTTAGGGTAAGGACAACCTCTGTGGTGACCCCCATCCCAGTCAGCGAGGCGACGCGGCCTTCCATGGTCACCTGGGAATTTTCCGCCGCAATCGCTCGCATCCGGGTGCCCGCCGAGACCGACATTTTGTCCTGGGGGGTCCGAAGGGTAAAAATCCGCGTGCCGGTGCCGACCTGGACCAGAGAAAAGGACGTGTTGGCGAACGCCAGGGCCATTTTATACCACCGACTTTGAAATCGCGTTCAGGACCCGGCCGCGGCCGGGCATAGCACCGCTCGTCGGCGACCCTGGCATGAGATTTGCTACCCGGGCGCTCAGGAGGCGTTTCTGGGCACCGGCCGGCGCGGGGGCACCGACAGGCACCGGAGCGGCGGCGGCTTGCCCAGCGGGCGCTGGGGCTGCGGGCGCCCCCTCCCCGGCGGCTTCCGCGGGAACGGCGTCCTTGCGGGCGCTCTCGAAACTCTTGGTCAGCTGGTCGAACGGGACGGCCATGGAATCGAGCTGGCCGGCCTTGTCGGCCTGCATAACCTCGTCTGGCTTAACGATTAACCCGTTGAAAAGCACGAAGTTCCCGGGCAACGATTCGGACTCGAACGCGGCGAAGCCGGCCTTCTTCAGGTCCTCGGCATGCTTGGTAAGTGTCTTGATTTCAGGGATTTTCGACTTGAGCGGCGCGTAGGTGGCCGGCGGCGACCCATTCAAAAGCGCGGCCATGGCGGGAATCTTCAGGACCTCCTCGGGCAGCGAAGACTCGGCCGGCAGGTCTTCCTGGGCGCCCGCGGGGGCGGGCGCGGCGTCTGGGGCGACAGGCGCCGGCGCGGCGGCGTCGGCTACGGGCTGGACATCGGACGGTAAAACGGGCATGGCTTAGGTAGAAGTGGGGGGTTTCTCCGGTTTGTCAACCCCGGAGTCGGGCGTCCGGTCCACCGGCTCGTGGTCCGGGACCATCAGGCGCTGGAACATGGACACGACGAGCTTCATCTCGTCGGGCGTGAGGTTAAAGTCTTCGACAGCAATTTCTTTCATGGCACCTACAACTTACTGCGACTCGACGATTTTCGCAACCTTGGACTTGACCTTTTTCGGGGGCTTGGGCGGCGTGAACTCCAGCTTGCCCTCGGGGGTCTTCGTCGTGTGCTCCAAGAGCCCTTGGTAGGTGGCCCCGTGCTGCGCACCCGCGCGTGCCCAGCCGTTTTCCTCCCAGAGCCGTTGCTCGTTCACCCAGAGGATTGCCTGGAGCGCGTCGGGCTTGATGCCGATTCGGTCCGCGGCTTCCTGGAAGGCCTTTTCGCCGGCGAAGTATTCGGGGTTCGAGATGCCCGTCTCGGCTTGGTGGATGATTCGCCAGGGCTGCCCCTCAGAGCTGAGGCGCGTCATCGTCCGCATCGCCCACTTGTCCACGATTCCCTTGAACCATAGACCAATCAGGTTGCCCGTGAACGACGGCGTCTTGGGACCCTCAACGGATTCCATCCACGTTCCGTCCAGCACCTTCATCACCGCGCGCGAGTTCATCCCGTATTTCGCGCCGTTCGCTTTTTTCGGCACGAGGTCGTGCTTGTCGGCCCACCAATACAGGAAGTCACTGAGCTGTCCGGATTTCACGGCTGACGCACTCGCTTCCTTTTGGAAGTCCGCCATCGCTTCCGGGTCCTTGGCGGCAAACTTCGCTTTGCCCTCGCGATACTTCGCGACCATGTCATCGTAGGCGCCGGACTTGATTTGATTGAACGCGGCGACCGCATCGGAAAAGTTCGGGGCCACCTTCTGCTGCGGGGACGTCGCCCCGAGCAGCTCGCCGAAAAGTTTGATGTCTTCGGGCGTCTTCAGCACCTCGCGCAGTTTGGTCCGGCACAGTTCATACCACTGCTCCGCGCCCTTCAGCTCGGGGCGGTCCTTGATGGAATTGTATTCCTCTTCCATCTTTTTCGACAGGTCCGTCGTGAAGGCATCCACTGACCCGGACTTTTTCGCGAGCGGCGTGTTGAAAAGGTCCCACTCCTGCGCGGCGAAAAGGGGCTCCCCGTCCCACGCGGCGCGGACGTTGCCGGCCTTGTCCCGGCGCAGCTCGGGCGCCAGCACCTCGGGGAACGACTTGGCTTTTGCCACCAAACTCTCGGCGTAGTCGTTGAAGCCGGGGGTTCCCTGCGGCGGGATGTTCTCGGGCAGGTAGCCCCCGCGGCTGCGCGCGATTTGAATGCCAGAGGGACCGCCCTTTCGGGCCTGGGCCTCGGGCTTCACCCGGTCGAGCATGTCCATCGCCGCGCCACGCGGGTCTTCGGCATCGAAAAGCCGGGCGGCGACTTGGTCCACTACCTGTCCGTCGTCGTTGAGCAGATTGATTTGCGCACGGTCCAGATTTTCGGCGTGGTCCGTGAGCAGGGTTTCGATTGCCTGTTTCGCTTTGCCCTTGAAAAATTTCTGGTTCGCTTCGACGGTCAGGTTGCCGTTATACTCGCGCGCGCGGATGAAGCCCTTATTGATGGCGTCCTGCCGGTCTTGAATGTTCGCGGTGTCGCTGAAGCTGGTGCCGAACTGTTTGTTGAGCTGGTCCGCGTTCTCGCCGAGCCACGTCTGGTGGTAATCCGTGTCGAGCGGAACATACTCCCCGTTCGGCAGCACCCAGCCCGTGGGCTTGTCGCCCTTCGGTTTCTGGCTCGCCGGCACGTTGTATTTTTCGTAGGGATTAGGTTCTTCCTCTTTGGGCGCGCGCTTCTTCGGCAGATATCCCCCGCGCTCGCCGGGCTTCACCTCGTCCACGCTGATAAGTTTGCCCGTCTTGAGAACCAACTTTTTGACGGCCTCGTCGGCGGTGGCGCCCTCGATGGTTTGACTGAAGGTATCCTTGCTCGTCTCACCGGGTTTCCAGGTCACTTTCCACTGGCGTGGTTCGCCGGTGGGCCGCACATCGGATTCCGTGGGTCCGCCAAAGTCTTCTTCGCGTTCGACAGGCTTGAGGGTGTCCAGGGCTCCGTTTTCTCGAAGCTGGCGAACGATGCTATCGTAGGTGCCGATGCGGCGAAAAGCCTTCATGGCCACCCGCTCTTTGTTAGCGGGGGAATCCACTTCAATGACGGTCAGATATTCCGGCTTCGCTTTTCGGACACTCTCTTCAAAGTCGCGGCTGAAAATAGCTTCTCGGAGCTGTTGCTTAGTCCCCTCCAGGATATCCATTCCGCCGTAGTTCTCGACTTTGACCGCGGGGGCCTTCGAGAATTCTTCCCCAAAGGGGTCCGTCAAAAAGCGGGCGACCTTACCGCGGTCCGCGGGCCAGGGCAGCGACGTGGAGGCGAGAACATTGCCGTTCAGGTCATGCACGTCGGCGTGGAACATCGAGTAATAGGGCTCGCCTTCCAGCGCCACTTGGTCGAGCGAACTGAGGATTACGTTCTTCTGTGCGGAGGTCGGCTTGCGGGAGAACGACACGTTCATCGCCGAGTTGCCAAACTCTTCAACCGCGCGGGGCGAGTCTGCATTCGTGACACGCAGGGAACCCGTCTGGTGCTGGAATTCCAGCGTCGGCGATTCGCCGAGGCCCGTCATTTGCGACATCTTAGTTGCCGCGTCGTCGTGGTAATACGCGCTCTCCACGGACTTCCATTTTCCGTTCGGCAATACCCAAGCGGCGCCAACGACTTCACCATCGTGCAATTCTTTTTCGTCCACGGTCGGCTTCTTCGGGGCCGGCTCCTTGAAGTCAGCCGGCGCGGGCAAATAACCCGCGCGGCGCATGCCCGGGGCATAGACCGGCTCCGTGCTGACGATGTGCGCGCCTTCAGGCACGCCGGCCTTTTGCTGGGCTTCTTCGGCACTGGCAGCGTGGACCGTTTGACGGAGGGTCGTCTTGCCTTCGGCCCGGGGCTTCCAGACGACGTGCCACCGGTCGTCCAGCGGCTTCACGTCCGCCTCGCCGGGCGTCAGCGGGTTCTCGCCGCGAGCCAACGCTTCCGCTGCCTTCGCCACTTCGGCCGGAGACTTCAGCACAGCTTCACCGTTGCCGCCGGTTGCCACAGACTCCTGCGCGGATAGGTCGTAGATGCCTTCCTGGCCGTTCGCTTTGGCAAACGCTGCGGAGTTGTCGCGGTGTTCCTGGTCCACCAGCGCGTTGATGTCCACGCTATATTGCTGCTTGCCTTCGGCGTCAGGCGTGGCCAGTCGGAAAACGCCGGCCTTGATGTTCTCGTTCTTGAGCGTCTCCTTGAAGGGTTCTAAAGCCTTGGCTACGCCGGCCGCGGTGAACTGGTCCGCGGGCAGATTGATGCTGGTCAGCGGGACAACGTCCAGCTTCGCGTCCGTCGGCGGCACGAACACCGAACCATCCGCGTTGAAGGTCTCGCCGTCCTTTTCTCCGTTTCGGATTGGTTCGAGCGCGGTCTCGGAAAGAAACCCGCCCTTCTTTTTGGCCAGCTCATTGCCGCGGTCCATCGCCTTCTGCGCCACCTCTGGCCCGTAGCGGCCGGCGAGGCGGTTCTGGACCTGCTCCATTGCCTTGTCGAAAGGAACGAAGTCGCCGGGATGGTTTTTCTGGTGCCAGTTGCGGATGGCGTTCTGAATGATGGGCCATTCCGACGCCGGAATGGACGAGTAGATGGTGTCCAGGTCTTCCGTCCCGAGGCGTGCCAACACTCGCTTCACCGCATCCGTTCCGCCGGCCTTCTGGAAACGCTCGATGGGCATGTTCTCCACGACCTTGGCCACCGTCTCCGGCGAAGTCCATTCGGACTTGGGAACGGTGTCGAGTTCCTTGGACAGCTCGTCGTTGTAAATGCCGGCCGCGCGTTTTCCGAGCGACGTGAATTCTTTCGGGGCCACGCCGGTCGCGGGCACGCCCTGGTGGCGGGGGCTGAACTCTTTGAACTCGCTCGCCAGACCACGCGCGCGTTGGTTCTTTTCGATGTAGTCCGCGATGTCGTAAACGACCTTCTGGTCGGTGTAGGGCATGTTCCGAAACTGCTCGGTCGTGAGGCCTTGGTCCATCTGGCGCATGACCTGGGCATAGTCGAATTTCTGTGTCATGCCGCGAACCAGCCCCGCGTTCTGCATGTCGCCAAGCAGCGATTCGTAGGACCCCTTTTCGGGCGGGGCCTCGGGCGTCAGGAACGCCTTGGGCTCCCCACCTCCCGCGAACGGCGGCTTTGCGTCCGGGTGCGACTTACGCCAGCCGGACTCGCCAGCCGCGGAACCCTTGTCCGTCGCGGCCTCGATGGCTTCACGGAAAAATTGTGCCTTGGTCGCGTCCGCCGATGCCTTGTCCAACGCATCGAAGTTCCCGCCGCGGACTTCGGCCATCGTCGCTTGTGCGGTCTTGGATGCCGCATCCTGGGCAGCCATGAGCGTGTCCAGGTCGGCCCGGTCCTTGAGCCCGAGGCCGAGGTCATACGCGGAGCGCGTGAGCGAGCCCTGCGGCCCGAAAAATTTCTGCCACTGCTCGGGCGTGGCATCCGTGACGTCCTTGACGGTTTCGCCCACGGGCTTTTCCGGCAGATAGCCAGCGCGCGCGATGTCGGTCTGTCCGCCCTTGCCTTGCAGCTCCGGCGCGGGTTCCGCCTTCACGATGTCTGCGGCGTTGAGGCGTTCCACAACCGTGTGCAGGTCGCCCACCGGCATGCCGGCGGCGCGGAGACGATTGCGCAGCGGGTTGGTCTCTTTGACTTCCACCGGACCCCGTCCCTGGGTCGCCTTCTCGGGGTAAATAGGAATGTTGGTGCCCGGCGCGATGCGCTCAGACACGTCGCCCTGCGCGGCGCGGATTTCCTGGGCCTTGATGTTGGCCGGGAGCTGGCCCTTGACGGTGCGGGCGGTCTGGGGCGGTCCCACATCTTTGCCCTGAAGCAGATTGAGCCACTGCTCTTTCTCGGTGCCCAACTGCGTTCCTTCGCCCTTTTCGGCCGGGATGGAGACGTTGACGCCTTCGGGGCGCACGAGTTTGCCGCCACCGCCGCGGAAGCCGCGGTCCTGGTTGTCCCAGTAGGTGCGCTGGTCCGCCAAAAGCTGGTTGAGCCCTGCCGCGGTCAGCGCGCCGTTCGCATCGGTCTCCCACGGGACGGTCTCGCCGGCCGCTTTTCCCCACTGCACGGCGCGGTCGATGTTGGAGACGACCTTGTCCACGCTGCGGGCGATGACCTGGGGTTCGCCGGTCTTGGTCTGCTCCGCGCGCGTCAAAAACTTTTCCCCGGTATGGACCTCGCGTTGGTCGGGCGGCAAGCCGCGGCCTTCCTCGACCTCGGCCGCGCGCTCGGGCTCGGTCGGTTCGTAGGTGACCTTGGGCGCCCCGGCGTGTTCCATCCGGACCCCGATGCCTTGGTCCATGGCCTGGGCCACGGTGTTCACCGCAGCCTCGTTGTCCTTGCCCTTGGACCACGACGTGAGGATACCCGTGTTCGTGACCGCGGCACGTTTAGCAGAAGGAGCAGCCGGCGGAGTAGCTTCAGCCGGGGCCGGCGCGGGAGGGGACGCGGGCGGCGTGGCTTCGGCCGGTGCCGACGGCTGCTCAAAAAGTGGAAGTTCGCCCTGGGCGGTCGGTTCCGCGGCCGGCTTGACCGGGACCTCTACGGGCGCGGCGGGTGCCGGTGCGGGTTCGGCTGGCTGCACGGGCGGGGCAGCGGTGGCTTGCTGGGCGGCACGTTGGTCGCGTTCGGCCAGGATTTCCCCCGTGGCGTTGGCCAGCGCTTTGCGCAGGCTATACGACGGCTTCAGGTTCAACCCAGGCGTCTTGCGGCCGGCGGTCATGTCGAGCCCGAGCGCATTGCCCATGCTCACCGCGGCGTCCAGAAACTTTTGCCGGAAGGTGGTCTTCGCCTCAGGCAGCCCCAAGGATTCCATCGGGGTGTTGTAAAGCAGGTTCGCCCAGTTGTCCGCGATGAACTCGCTGCGGACTTCCTCGGGCGTGAACGGCCGGCCGAATTGCTGTTCGTAGTGCGCCTTGAGCGCATCGAGTTCCTCGGGCGTGTAGGCCTCGCGCACGGCATCGTGCAGGGCTTCCCGCGCCTCGGGCGCCATGACGGACTCCAGGACGTGGGAAAATTCGTGCGGCGCGTCCGCGGACGACTTCACCAGGGTCACGCTCTCCACGTTCCCCTTGTCGTCGGCCACGTTGATTTTCGACACGCCGCGAGAGCGGGCTTCCTGCGCGACGGCCGCTTGCTGCTCTGGTGTGAGCGGCTGGCCACCGTTGGCGCGGATGGTGTCCTGTTCGATGGCCTTCTGGTAAGACGCATCATCCACCAAGAAAAGTTTCTTGCCGAACGGGCGCAGCGTCTCGCGCAGGCTGTCCACCATGTTGCGCGCGTTCTCCGGCGTTGAGGCGGAGACGGCCTCGTGTGCAGCGTTCAGGGCCGGGAAGCCCTCGTAACCGGGCGAGGGCGTTTTCTCCCAGTTAATTTGCCCGGGGTCGAAATAGCGTTTCGCGCCGGCCTCAGCGACTGCGCCCTTGACGCCGGTCACCGCGCCGTGAACAGCTCCGCCCACCGCGCCGACACCGAGCAGCCCGCCTTGGGGCTCATCGGTGGCGAACGCGAGTGGAGCGGTTGTCGCTGCACCTTCCAGTGCGCCTACCACGGGCGGTTTGACAAAAGCTGCCGCGGTCTTCGCCGCGTTGAGGACCTTGGCTCCGGTCGTGGACTCCAGGCCGAGCGAGAGTTGCCCGGCCGGGGCCGCGCCGCCGGCTTCGCCGACTTCGCGAATGAATTGTCCGGTCTTGCTGATAACCGGTGCGGCCAGACGCGCGGCGACCAAGGCTTTGGTGGGCACGCCGAACATGTGCAGGAACGCCCCCGTGCCGATGCCATGCGCCGAGCTGGGGAGCAGGTTCTTGATGCCCTGGCCGGTGGCCTCGATACCTTGCCCGACAACCTGGGCGGTCTTCGCGGCTGCCGTTCCGGCCGCGCGCCCGAGATAACTCAGGGCCGCGTCTGCGCCGGCTTGATTGGCTGCCGTGAAAAGGATGCGCCCGCCGGTAGAAACCGCTTTGAGCCCGACGCCCGTGCCGACGAGCGTGATGGGGTCCGTCAAGCTGAGGAGCTTGATGTTCTCCGGGTTGAGCTGCACGCCTTCGCTGACGAGATTTTTGACGCCCTCACCGCGGGAGAGTTCCTCGACCGTTTGCTTCCAGCCGAGGTCCTTGAAAAATTCGTTCTTGAGTTCCTCGTCCGATATGGTCCGCCAGTCCTTTTTCCCGTGCAAATCAAAGGCCGGTCCGACGGCTTTGCGCGCACCCTGGCGCACCATGTCCTGGAGCGAGCCCACGGCGGTCTGCGTGCCGGCGGTGGCCTCCGCAATGGCGGCTTCCTTATTGTCCTCCGACATGGTTTCCCACTGCTTGCGCAGCTCGGGGTCGCCGCCCTCACCGCGCAGCGTCATCGTGATGGTGTTAACCAGCTTGCCGATGCCGCCGATTTCTCCGAGGTTCTCCAGCCGCGCCGGGATGGACTTCAGGATGTCCTTCAACAGCGGGACGGTGTCCTTCTTGACGGACTCCACGGTCTTATGGAGCGTGGCTCCCTGGGCCTGCTGCTCGCGATAAGTGTCGAGCGCCTTTTGATAGCGCTTCGGGTCCTTGAAAACGTCGGGATTCTGCGAGACGAAGTCGTGGATTTTGAAGTTCGGGTCCGCCGCCAAGTCCTGGGGTGTGCGTTCATCCAGGGCGTCGGCCTTGCGCTCCCCGGCAAAAGGGTCGTGGACCTGTTGCTCGCCGTGGAAGGGGTCAACCTGCTTCTCTCCGGCAAACGGGTCCGCCGGCTTGACGGCTTCTTTTTCCCCAGGCGCGAGCGGCGGCGGTTCGATGCCCTTCGCAGCGAAAGCCGCGCGCATCTTTGCGTGTTCCGCGGCCAGCGCTTCGGGCGTTAGAACGCCCGGCTGTTCCGCTGGAGTGAGTGGGATGTCCGTGAACGGCTGCCCCTCCGACAGGTCTTGGACGACTGGCATAAATTAGCGGGCTTCGACTGGCAACACCGGGATATCGGCTTCTGATGGGGCGGGCGCCGGCTCCGCAGCGGGAGCCGGAGCGGCAGGCAGGTTGCCCTTGTATTTTCGGTTCACGAATTTGCGACCGTCCGGCGACATGTAAAACTCTGCGTCGTCGGGGGCCTCGGCCGGCGAGTTGACGACCGGGATTTGCTTCACGAGAGACGCCCCCGTGCCAGCTGCGGGCGCGGTGGCTGCGGGAGTCGCCGTCGGCGTCGCCGCGGTGAGGACCGCCGGAGCCGGGGGGACTGTGGCAGCCCCCGGGCGCTTGGTCACTGCATCTCGGTTTGGAAGCTGAACAAAGTTTTTCCCGTTGAGCACGTTCATTTCCTCATCCGTGAGGACCTCGTCCAGGTCGTTTCCGATATTCTGTTTCTCGGCGCGCTTCTGGATGAATTTGTAGTGGTCGCGGGAATCCTCGGACACGGCTTGGTTGTATTGCTGAAAAGCCTGCGCCATCTGGCGACGGTCGTTCTCCGTGAGAATTGCGCCGGCGGGAAGCTGGTCCCGGTTCGGCAGCGTCATAAAGTTGTCCAGCTTTTTCTTGAGCTGCTCGGCGAACGGCGTTTGCTTCTGCACGAAGTCAATCATCGATGGACGAATGACGGCCGAGGGATTCGCGGCCTTCAAAAAGGAATCGATGAGCAGTCCGTCCTCGGCGTTTGACGGCGTGGGATTCGACAGCACGTTGCGCGCGACGCGGAGCGCACCGAGAGCGGTATCAAGCCCGCGCTCGTGATTCTTCTTGTCCTTCTGCTGGACCAGTTCATCAATCGCCTTGGGCGCATTCGGCGCGGCGGATTCTACCGTGCGGACGGGGCCGACCGCGCGCCCTTCCTTGGTCATCATCTGACCCGTGATGGTTTTCTGGCCAGAGGGAAGGACCGTCGTCGTGGTGTGCTCGGTCGCGCTAAGCGACATCGCGCGCGCATGTTCGCGCTCCTCCTTGGCCTGGGTCGCGAGCAAAATGTTCTTGAGCGCTGCGGGGCGGTCAACCGTGCCGTCCGGCTTCGTGGGCAGCTCGTAGCCTTCGTGCGCGGCGACCTGGGCATGCACCTTGGCCACTTCTTCGTTGGAGCCGCCACTGAGCAGGTTAGTATATTCCTGGCGGGCCTTCAACGCAGCGTTGCGTTGCAGGGCGGGAGACAGCTTGCGCTCGTCCAGCGCCTTTTGCGCCTGCAACTCGTGAATCAAGTCCTCCGCGTCCCATGAATTGAGCAACTGATGCGTGGGCATCTTCGCATACTTCGCCCGGGCCTGCTCGTAGTAGGCCTTGTATTGCGGGTCGTTTCGGTCCACATGCGTCGTCGGCATAAAATCAGTCACCAGTGTCCACCAGATAAATCTCGCCGGTGCTTGGCGGGGCAATCGCGGTAGGAATCGCGTTCCCGTATTGGTCCGTCGTGCCAGTGATTCCGCTCACCCCGCCGCCGGGCGGGGGTCCGAAGTTCGGGCCACCGAGTCCACCACCGGAAGCAGCGGGCGTGACGGGTGCGCCGGAGCTGTCGCGCGGGAGGGATTCCTCTTCGGAGCTGTTGTTGTTGAACAAATTTCGGTCGCGGGATTCCTTGGTCCGCGCGTCTTTGTCCGCTTGGTCCTTCAGGGCTTTTTGGCGCTTCTGTTCGTCCGTGTTTTGCTGCGTCTGGGCACCCCCGCCCGCCTGCGCGAGGTGCATGTTGTTAATCGCCTGCGTCAGCGACATCGCGGCGAAAGTCTTCGCGTCGGAATTAACTGGGACGATTGGAATATCGAGGGCAGCCATATTACGCGGTCGCAGTTTTCATCTGTTTGATTTGACGGACCAGCGCCTTCACACTGGCGAGCGCGACGCCAATCGCGTCCACGATGGGAATCGTTTTCGCGTCGCCCTGGCCGCTGCCAAAAAGCACGTCCCAGTCCTGGGCCATGGGTCCGGTGTGTCGGCCCGCCGGCACGCCTTCGATGTCCTTCTTGTATTCCCAGTTCGAGACCGGGAGCCGGGACACCTTGTCGAGAATTTTCTCGTCGTCCACTTCGTGGATGTTTTCCTTGGCGTTTTTGTCGGAGAGCATCGACATGATGCCGCCCATGGCGCCCTGGGACGCTTGGCTTCCGCCACCGCCGCCCGTGCCGCCTGCGCCGCCGTAGGCACCCGAGGCGGTGCCGCCCCAGTTGCCAACCGACTGGTTCAACGCCGTGTCGCGGATGCGCGCGAATTCGAGCGCCTTCCACGAGTTCAGGTTGGCCTTCTGCATCGCGATGTCGCGCTGCGCCGTGCGGCCGGAGAGGTCGAGGTTCAACGTCTCGCGACCGGTGAGGCCCGTGCCCGTCCCGGCTTCGGTCGAGTTGGCCAACTGGAAAATGCCCGCGGCCCGGCCGAGGTTGGACTGCTCCGAGGATTGAATCGTCGGGAAAATCGAGCCGAGAATCTTCGCCCGGGACTCGGTCATCGCCTGCGCGGTGCCGGCCAGCTGAGACGCCTCCAGGTTGCGGGCCTGCCGCAGCTTTTCGCCCGCGCTGCCGAGCACGTTCGAAACTACGCCGCCCACGGACCGCTCACCCGGCTTTATGCCCGCTTGCGCGGCCGCTCCCACACCGGCGCGGACCAGCTCGGCCTGATACTCCGGCGGCAGACTGCCGCCCAGCTGGAGAAGGTCGTTCGCTTTCTGGATGACGGTGTCCTTGAGTTTCTTCAACTCCGGATTTTGGTCGATGTTCTCGCTGAAAAGCTGCTTGGCGACCCGCGTGGATTCGAGCGAGGAGGCCGGCGTCTGGGCCTGCGCGAGGAGGTCCTTGCGCGCCTGCTGCCCGGCCGCATACATCTCCGGCTCGTATTGCTTCTGTAGCGCGACGCGGCGGTCCAGGTAGCCCTTGTCGTATTGCTGGACGAGGTTGGTGATGCGCTCGATGTTGTAGTCCTGCGACAGCGCGTCGCGCTGGGCATTGAGGCCATTACGCTGTGCCGCGTAAGCCTCGTTCATCGCCTTTTCGTCGGTGAATCTTTCAGCGATACTTGCGGCAGTTCCTAATACAGCTCCCATAAATTAAAGTCGTTTCCGAAAACCTAGCTCGGCCACTTCGTAGCCGCGCTTTTCAAAGATTGCTTTCCCGCCGTCCTCATCGATGGTGAACATGTGACCATGGACAATGGAAGTGCAGCCGTGCTGCCGGGCGTCTTCCTCCGCGAAGTCCAGCAAGGTCCGGCCGATTCCCCGTCCCCGGGCCTCCGGAACCACGTAGAGAAAAGTCATGGTGGCGGTCATCTCACCGTTGAACGTGTCTGGGCAGTAGTTCGTCCCCACAAGCCCCTCAGGTCCACCTGAGCCGATGAACCAGTTCGCCGCCGTTATGGTCCCGGCGTTTTTCGAGATGAGCGAAGACCAGAGGCGGGACAGCGTTCGCATGTCCAGCTGACCGGGGTATTTCACCTCGTCGAAATAGCGCTGGAACAGCGGGCGGAGCAGGTAGAGCCCTTCCGGGATTACCTTCACCAAAGTCGTCACTTTTTCAGTTGCGGTCATCTACTATTAAGTGTTCCGAATCAGTCCTTTGTCAAGTGCCAAAGGAACACCGTTGGCTGGATGGTATTGTGACCGACAGCCGCCGCGGTGTAGTGCGGGGCCTTCTCCAGGGTGAACTGCCGGCTGGTCATCAGCTGCGTGCCGGTCGGGCCGAGGGTCACCCCCGTCTGGCTGCCGTTCGGCGCGGAGTGCCCCGTGCGGGCGGTCTGGCTGTTCGGGGGCGTCGGCACCGGGATGCCCGCCGTCTGGATTTCCGTGTCGGCGTCTTCCACCCGGAAGAAAACGACGTTCGCCTGGGTCGAGTTCAGGAGCGACGCGTGCCCAATCATGTGCGAGTGCTGCTCAATTTCGAGCGAGGACAGCACATGGTTCTCTTCGCCGAAGGTGTCGCCAGCTCCGCGCTGGGTGATGCCGGACGGCACGGACACCGCCGATTCTGGCGAGCCGCCGGAATCCTTGGCTGCCTGGGCAATGGTCCGGCCGCGCCGGGACTCGTCGTTCTCATAGAGGAGCGACCAGCCCGGGTTGCGGGTGAGAACGGTCGTCAGCACGTCGCCCGTGACGGCCTTGACGTCGCCCGGCGAGCCCGATACCGTGCGCCACGCGCTGCGTTCCCAATGAATCAGACAGTTGATGTCCGAGTCGAAATACTGCTCCAGGTCCAACGGGTCCGTCGGCCGGTTGGTCGTTCCGCCGTTGTTCGGCACGCTGGGCGCCGGCTCCCACGAGTTTCCGTCCCAGCCATACCAGCCGATGGGCCGGTTGCCGACGGACCGGAACCAGATGAGCGGGTCGTTCGTGCCCGGCTGGCCCGGGTCGTTCGGCCCGATGAACGCGAACGCGCTCAGCGAGTCGGAGATGTCCAGCGGGACGTAGTGCCCAACGTTGATGTCGAACACGTAGAGCTTCGTGCCGTTTTTGAACCACGGGCCGGAGTTGCTCGCGGGCTCCACGTCGCCGATGACGAAAAAGTTCGTGCCGACCGGGGACTGGATGTCCTGCCGTTCGAGCATGGCGGCAAATAGCTCCTGCGGCGTGCCCTCGAAGTCCGGCGGCAGCTGCGACGCGACGATGACGAGATTGGTTTTCTGAAGGGGCATAAATTAGTGGCGTTCCAGCGCCTTGACGCGCTCATTCAACGCGAACACCAGCGCGAGCAAAAGCTGGCTAGGATTTTCCAGGTAGTTGGCCAGCGCGTCCGCGTTGCCGGCGTCCACGAGGTCATTGAAGTCCTTGATGACGTCCGTCACGATGGTAAACTTGCGACCGTCGCCTCGGGTGAATTCCTGTGTGAATGCGGCTTCCAACTTGTTCAGCGCCGCACGCGCGTCTTGCGCGTTGGTTTTTCCACCGCCACGACCGGGGTTTGCTTTGGGCTTCGCCATAAAATTATTCGCACGCTGGGACTTTTACTGTCAAAACTGCCGACGGGTCCGTGACTCCGAAGTCCCCGAACGCGCTCACCTGATAGAAGTAGGTGGCGTCCGCCACGACCTCTTCCATGAACACCGGGTCGTCAACCGACAGCACGTAAACAAACGGGCCGTCTGCGCTGTCCGACACAAAAATGTTGTAGCCGATGGCCCCCGACAGGGGTGTCCACGTCAGCGTCACCACGCGCGGGCAATCGCTCACCAGCGCCGACAAGCCGACCGGACCATCCAGCGTGAGGATGGGCAGGAACGCCGGGATGGAGGTGCTCGAACCGCTGCCGCTCTCCGACGGACCCGGCTGACAAATCAACGGCGAGCGATAGTTGATTCGCAACTCGCGCCGCGTGATTCCGCGCAATGAATCAAATTGCATCATAGCCCGGTTCCCGTCGAGATGATGATGGGCAGCGCCAGCTCCAGCTGCCGGGCCGCTTTTCGCCGTGCCGTCGTGGTCGCGATTTTGTCGGCGTCCTGCTGGCTGATGACCGATTCGCCGTAGCCGGTGCCCACTTCCGTGATGCCCTGCTCCGTAATAGTCACCGTCTGGTTGCTCGTAAACAGCGGGATGCTCGCGTTCAGTTCTTCGATGCTATCCGAAGATGCCCCGTCGAATCGGACGAAGTTTTGCTCTGGCCCTTCATCGACTTCGCAGCGTCCAGAGAGTTCTTTGTTCGGGCTGACCGAGCCCGGGGTCCCCGGTGCAGGCTCCATATAAATGCGGACTCCGCGCACTGCACCAGGACCAGAGACCACAATGAGAAGCTGAAAAGATTCATCGAGAAAATCGAGTTTGAACGACTCCACGTCGCACGACGACAGGTCCTCGGCCGAGGCGAGTTCCTTGGCGTCCTGCGTGCGCAGGGGCCGCGTTTGTTTCTTGAACGCGAACATTTTTTCGCTGCTCTTGATTTTGTGTCCCTGACGAATGGAGCCACGCGGCGCCTCAATTCGTTTCGTCATCAGCCGTTTGTAGCGGCCCCTATACGGTCCGGCCCAGAAGACCGCAATGTCCACAGTGCCCGATAACTCGGACAAAAAGATGTCAGCGTAGCGCACGGTTTTATCCCGAAGCGGCACGTCCGCCGAGAACGCGCGCGTCTCGCCATACCACGTAATCGGGCAGCCGTCGTCCAGGCGGTCGGGGATGAACGCCTCCCACAACCGGTTCTGGCCGTCAAAATCAGCGCTGGCGAAAAAGATTCGGTTCGAGCCGGCGAACACTCCGTAGAGCCACTCCACCGGGCGCGTCCCCGTCCACACGGAGTTCCAGGCGAAGGGCGATTTCTGGTCCTTCTTCTGCCACGTCGCGCCGTCCAGGCACCACGTATGCGTGTTCAGCTTGTCGCAGTAGGGCACCGACAGGAGCAGGTAGTTTTCGAAAAAGCCCGCGGCGATGCCGCTGAGGTCGCCCCCGAGCCGGGATTTGCTGTCCGCCATCTCGTTGTCTTCGTAGGGCGTGACGGACGTTTGACGGGTGACCTCGGCCGCGTTGATGTTGGTCAGCCCGGTGGCGGCATACCACCACAGCAAGCCGTGCAGGAGCGCCACGGACCGCGGTGACACGCAACCCACTTCGGGGAACTGGACGAACTGAAAATTGGGTGTGTTAATCCACGTCGCGCGGTCGCGGATGCCGGACTGGATGAGCGTCGTGGTGTCCTGCGTGAAGACAAAGAGCTGGGCCAGCTCCGCGTTGGCGGTTGGCTCGGCCAGGGCGATAATTTCCCCGGGCAACGTGAAGGCCTCGACCGTGGCGAAATACTGCGGCTCCAAAAAGTGCTGCGGGTCGTAGAGGTCGCTCGCGAAAAGTTTTGCGCCCTGGGCCACCCACAGGCGGTCGCCGGACCAAGCCATCGGCCCGCCGAGCTTGATGTCCGCGTTGTGGAAGGCGTTGTAGCCGTCGAACACCGCCGGCGCGGTCAGACCGCCGTCCTGGATGATGACGAGGTTAATCGCGGGGATGAGCCGAATGCTGCCGTCATCGTTGCGCGTCGTGGCCTGCTCGGCCTGCACGAAGAAAAGCTGCCGGGCGGTGGCCGAGAACTGAATCGCCAGCTGCCGGAAGGTCCGGTAAGGGTAGTCCGACAGATACACGAGCCCGTCCACCGCGAAAAGGATGGACTCGATGCCGACCTTGGGCCGGAAGACGAAGGCGCCTTGCAGGTTCCCCGGCGGCATCACGAAACGACACCGATAACCGGGCCGGCACTGGAGGACCCCGCCGCGGTTGACCGCGTTGAGCGCACGCGAGTAGAAGCCGGGAGACAGCATCGCGGGGTCGGACATCGAGTCCATCCCGCCAAGGAATGTCAGCTCACCGTCTTCTGAACGCGGCGTCATGTCCCCTCAGTTCGCGGCTTAAAGGCTGCCGACGTATTGGCTGTAGTTTCCCTTGTCGTGACCGTTTTTCAGGCGGTCGATGCGGTCCTTGTCCTCAGCGTCCACGACCGAGTAGTCGAAGATGCCCTGCGGGGCCGGCTTGTTGGCGTTGGTTTTGGCCATCTCCTCGGCACCGCTGCCGGGGGGCATACCCTTGTCTTGTTTAACGTGGTCCATACACATCAGTCAACGTTCCAATCGTCTTTTTGCGAGATGCTGTTGCGGTCTTCGACCTGCATCGGCATCGCGTTCGGGCTGACGAGTGCGCCCTCTTGCTCAGTGAGAATCCGCGAGGCGTGTGCCTCGAATTGCATGCCATTAGCAACGTCGGAGTCCAGGTAAAACTTCACGGCCTTCATCGCCATGACAAGCGCGAAGCGACTGTGCAAAAGGATGCGCGTGTTGAGGCTCGTGATGTCGAAGGATTTCTTTCGATACACGATGCGGACCCACGGGCAGCCCCGCGAGATTTTGATGCGCCGGTAACGTGGATGGGTTTCCTCCGGGTCGTAAATCCCGATGAGCGTGCCAGAGCTGGACGAGTTGTCGAAGGTCGAGAGCCGGATGATGCCGGCCGAGGGACCCTTGACAATGTCCGTGATGCGGGAGACCTCGGGGTCGGTTTTCGCCGGCACCGCGTAGCCGAAAATCGTTGGGACGAGCAGACCATCGGTCCAGACACCGTCCTCTAAAGTTTGCAGGGGCTTGTTCTGCTTGTCGAAGCCGAACACGCGCAGCTCCACACCAGAATCTTCGGGCTTGTCCACGAACGCGACGAGTCGCCCAGGGCAGACGATGTCCTTGTAGGTGACCGCGGGCAGTTCGTCAAACCACGAATAGTCGCAGCGGTTTTTGCAGTCGCCCGGGCCGTTCAGGTGGAACGAAAAAAGTTCATTGTGCCCGAGGGCGGGCCGGCCGGCGAGATTCACACCGAGGACCGTCTCCACCTCGCGCGGGAGAGTGACACATTTGTTCTGCACGCAGATGTCCAGCCCGCCGACCAGCGGGTCGATGTCGCCCTTGTTCGCGAGCATGCGAATGGCGTCGGTCATCCAGCGAAAGAGCTTCTCCTCTTTGCAGATGCCGAACACATCCTTGGCGTCGTCGAAAATGTCCTTGGCCTGGAACATTAGTAAGCCTCTTTGTCGCTGACCTCGGCCGCGTGGCGGTCGAGCGCGTCGCTTCCGCTCTCTTCGGTCTCATCATCCGGCGTCGCCTCGTCGCCCTCTTCGACAGAGTCGATGGAACGAATTTCGAGGTCCACCGTGTAGCGCGGCTTGCCGCCCTGGCCCTTAGACTTCGACTCGTGCGTCTTGCGGAAGGTGACGGTCATCTCGCCGGAGTCCGGCAAGTCGTATTCCATCGGCCACTCCAAGTGCAGGCTCGGATACATTTTGTCGGGCATGGACGCCGTGCTCGGCCCGTCCATCTTATAGCCCAAATCCATCGGCATTTTCATCGTGTAAGAAGTGTTGATTTTCAGCGGTTTGTCAATACATCTTGTAAACCGCCAACCCGGCCACCTCGATGGGGGTCGTGGCGTGGCTCCACCAGATGTTGAGAGTGTCCAGGCCCCCGGTCGATTCGTCGAACGTGGTCGATTGCGTGGAGGACGCGCCGTCCCACCACCAGCCGTTGTTGAAGGTGGCCGTGTCCGGGTCGGCAACCACGTTGAGCAGGTTGCCCCAGTCCAGATTTTGCTCCGGCCCGCCAGCGCCCGTGCCCGATGCAGCCGGCCCCTGGACGAACATGGAGTAGGTCGTGCTGGCCCCGCCATATCGAAGCCGCTTGATGTCGAAAACATTCAAGCAAAGCGCGGTGGACGTGGAGGGATAGCCCTTCATAGAGGAGGACCCGCCAAGGTCTGTCCAGGTCGCGTTCCGCTTCGTCATGCCGCCCGCAAACGTCGCGGCAAAAGTCGCGATGTCCGTGCCGGCCGAGAACGTGTATTGGTTCGAGTTGCCCACCCGCGTCGCGGCCCCGATGAAGTTCAGGCAGCCCGTGCTGCCGGCGCCGTTGGTGATGCCCGAGCAGAGCCCGAACGCAAAGTCGCCGGTGATGGTCGCCCCGCCGTTGATGCGCAAAAGTAGCGCGACGCGCAGCCGCTTCCATTTTTCCGCCCAGGCCATTTTCCGCTTGAATTCGCCAGGGCCGACCAGAGACAACCGTTTGTCCGTGCGACCGTCGTTCATGGTGACGGCCACAATGGACGCACCCGAGGCCGCACCGCTGCCACTCCATCCGGCGCCGCTCGAAAAGCTGGAGATGGCACCAGTCGCGTAATCGTCGAAGCTGTCGTAAGCATACGAGTCCGCCACGACGGCCGCAGAGCCGGAAGAACCCGACGGCCCGGTCGGACCTGTGGGGCCGGTCGCACCCGTGCCACCAGTTGCGCCGGTTGCGCCTGTAGGACCCGTCGGTCCAGTTGGCCCGTTCGCGCCTGTGGGGCCGGCCGCGCCCGTTCCGCCGGTCGGGCCGGTCGGTCCAGTCGGACCCGTGCCGCCCGTCGCCCCCGTGGGGCCGGGCGCGCCCGTCGCTCCGGCCGGACCAGTCGGCCCGGTCATTGCGCTCAGGTCGGTGACGTGCAATCGCTTGACCTGAATAACTCCGCCGGCATTGTAAGTTCCCACCAGCAGATGCCCGTCCTGATTGGTAGTGACGGGGGCCTGATTGAAAATGTCTTCGATGTCGCTCATTAGTAAACTTTCATTACGCCCATGCCGCAGATTTCCAGCGGATGCGCGCCGTCCCAGCGGATGTTCAGCGTGTCGAGGCCACCCGTGCTCTCGTCGAAGCTGATGGTGTTGGTGACCGTGCCGGAAGCCGAACCGGAAAGGGTGACAATCGTGTCGTCCGACGCCACGCTGCCGTTGTTGGCGCTGTCCAAAAGCGCGTGCAGAATCGCCCGCTTGCTGAGTGCGAACTCGGCCTGCGTCACGTTTGTGGAGCGCATGCCCCAGGAGAAGTTCACCGGCGTGGCCGGCGTCGCGGCAACCGGCCGGGCGACCTCCAGGAAAAGAATCGTGCGCAGAGCTTCGGTGGACGCGAATCGCCGGCCATCCGAGCCGGACCCGCTTCCCTGATTAACGGGGGCACCCGCCCCGCGTTTCGTGACGAATTGCGTGCTGACGCTCTGCGCGAAAAAGTCCGTCGTGGTGCCGTTCACAAACGCCCAGGAGTTCACGTTCGCGGGGTCGAAGTAAACGCCGATGGCGTTGTCCGTCGTCCCACCGAACGGGTTCGCCGTGCCGCTGCACAAACCGATGAAACCATCCGCCGTGAAGGTGGACGCGCCGTTGCAGCGGAGCAGGAGAGCGATGCGCAGGCGATGCCAGTCGGACCCGACGTAAAGTTTACGCGCAAACTCACCAGAGGTGAGGCTCAGCCTGCGTTCCGTGCGGCTGTTCGCGATATTGCGCTGGACGATTGTCCCGCCGCTCACGACGCCGGCAGCGTCCCAGCCGAAGCCGCCACTCGGGGCCACGATGGCGCCAGGGTCGTATTCCTCGAAAAGGTCCAGCGACAAGCCGTCGGGATGCACCCACTCGTCGGACGAGTTGGCGCCGTTCGCGCCCGTGGGGCCAGTCGGCCCGCTCGCGCCGGCCGCGCCCGTCGGACCCGTAGGGCCGTCCGCGCCGGGGTTGCCGGGAAGTCCCTGCGGACCGGCAGGGCCAGTCGCACCGAGCTGGTCGGGGGCGATTTTCTTTGTGATGTAGGGCTTCTCGGCACCCTCGGGCTGACGTTCGGCAATGAACAGCCACCCGTCGGCAATCGCCTGCTGACCGGCTACGTAATCAGAAACTTTCATTCGCGCAAATCGTCAATGATGGTCGCTCCGGACGACTCGTCCAGAATCGGGAACCCGTCTTCGTCTTGCAACACGTCATCCGTCTGGTTGACGATGATGCGCGGCGGCAACGTGCGCCCAGGCAGGATTTTCGTCGCGCCCTTTGGATTGCAGGGCCGGGACAAATCCCCCTCGGTGTCGCGATGGAGCGGGTGCGTGCAATCTTTCATGCCAGTTTGATGAACATGATGTTCGAGCCGTCCTGAAAAATCGTCTGCGGCGCGGCCGCGCTGTCCGACATCACATGCACGTCGATGATTTCGTTGATGCCCACCGTCTGGACAATCGCCCAGACATGGATATACGTGCAGTGGTTGCTCCCGCCGGTGTTGAACAGTATGGTGTTCGTGTGCCGCCCGCCGTCCACCGGCGTCGCGGTCGTCTGATTGTTCAGGTAAAAATCCCACTGGTGGTTGTTCATGCTGGCCACGTCGTTCATGCAGCGAAAGCGCGCCAGCACGAAGTAGGTGCCAATGTCGGGGAGCGTGACCTCTGGGTCGTCAACGCCGAACGTGATTTTTTGGTCCGCGTTCGTCACAGTGAAGTCCGTCGCGCCGGTGATGACCACCTGCCCGTTGGAGTTCGTGGACACCGCACCAGTCGGCCCCGTCGGCCCCGTTGGACCGACCGCCCCCGTGGGGCCGGTTGGACCCTGCGCGCCCGTCGGACCTTGCAAGCCCGGGGCGCCCGTCGGGCCGGTAATCGTCAGACCGCGCGGCCCGCAGGGGAGCGCGATGGTGCCCGGGACCGTCACCGGGTTCGGCGTCGGCACCGCTTCGATGAGCTGCGCGAATACCGAGTTGGATACCCGGCTCGTGACCATGTAATAGCCGGAGCCCGGGATGAAAATCGTCTGGCCGGGCGTGATGGTCGGCGAGGCGACGATGTTGAAGTTCACCGTGCCGCCGGGCGTGGGCTGCACGAAGGCGGTCAGGATAATCGTCCAGGCGTTCGCGCCGTTCTCGCCGGCCGCGCCGGTCGCACCGGTCGGGCCTTCTAGCCCATTGATGCCGTCGCGAAACAACCGCAGGAAATAGCACGCGAGGCCTTCACCATCCGCGCGCGGGTTACCGGGCAGCCCGATGTCCAGGTTACACGGGAGGACCCACGTTACCTGTCCATCGATTTCAGTTTTGACAACCGAACCGAAAAAGGCATCGACGAAATTCTGTAGTGCGCTTGGGAGCGTCTCACAATCCGCACTATTCGGAGGGCACGCCTTGCAGGGGGAGCAGTTGGCCTGGGGGTTGCAGCTCGCGGGAAAAGTCGAGTTACAGTCCGCGCCGCCGCACCCGCCGCAGTCGCAATTGTTGCAGTTGCTGCACGACATATTTTACTTTCCCAGAAGCGCACTGAGTTGCCCTCGCAAGTTTCCGTGCCGGTGCGCGAAGAACCAGAGCGCCGCCGCTCCCGCAGCAACCGCGAGAATCAAAACTTCGTGCCCGACCACAAGGACGGGCAGCACAATCATGGCGAGGCCGGCGCCGGCGATAACCGCGGACGTGGTGACGCTTCCACCGACAAGTGCCTTGAGCGGGGGCCAGACCGCGCTGGCGGCGCCGAAAAGAAAAACGAGGATGCCCACCCACATCACCGGTCGCAGCGAGGACAGCTTGGCGCCCAGCTCGCGCGCCACGTCTTTCTGGGCCGCGCCGATTTTCGTATGGACTTCTTCGGTGGTGCCTTCCTGGCTGGTCGTCCGCTTGTAGTCCTGGACGGTTTCGTTAAGCGGATTCTGGGATTGCTTGACGGAAACCACCTCGCCGCTGGCCGACTTAATAGACGCGGACCCCGGCTTGAGCGGGAGCGTGCAGCCGGCGACCAGTGCGAGTGCGAGTGCGAGCGCGAGTAGAATTTTCATTAGGTGCCGATGAGCCCGTGGCTGGTGAGGTCTTCCAACAGCGCCTTCAGCCGTTGGGCTAGTTCCTCGGTCGTGACAGTCGTGGTTGCAAAGGTCGAGCGCGAGGAAGTCCCCGTCGCTGCGGTCCATCCAGTCTTGCGAGAGGTCACTACCTGTGTGCCGGCGACAGCGAATACCGCGCCATTGCGCGCGTCAACCTGGGCATTCGAAAGACGCAAAGCCTCCGTGGTGACGCCGTTCAAGGTGGGAAGGAATCGCAGGTGCGACGTGCGCGTAGCGTGTGTGGCGTCCGTCCACAGCGTGGAAAACCGGCACTGAAGTTGCCGGTCCGTAGTGCTAGAATCCGCGCGCATGTCGTAGGACACGCCGCAGTTTATCGCAGGAGTTCCGGATGTAGTGTTGTGATACACCTCAAAAGCCGCGGGGGAAGTCCCGGTTCCCGTGTCCTCGATTTGGGCTTGCACAAACCCAACCAATAAATTGGCGTAACCCGAATCATCGCCCTTGCGAAGAGATACTTCCGCGATACCCACTCCAGAATCCTTTAGGGCGGGGTGAGTGGCGTTGGCCGGCCCGAGGAAAAGGTTGATGCCGGTGGGCAAGACCAAAGACCCAGTCAGCGTGGCGCCAGAGGGATTCACCGGCGTGTAGCCGAGGGCGCCCGTCACGTCCGAACCCGTAAGCGTTATGGCCCCCGAACGAGTGTTGAAAGTGAGGACGCCACTCGACACCCCCCCGTGAAGCAGAAGACAGATTTTCTTCAGTAACGTGTTGTCTGGGTCGTTAAAGCGAGGAGTCGTGTCCATATCAAAAAGCGTTGTCTAGGAGCAGGGCAATGCGGTAGAGCAGCTGGTGGTCTGAGTCCCCAGGCTTGGCTTCCCCTCCAAGGATTTCCAGCCACTTACCCAGCAGCGTGTTCTCGGAGTCGCCCCATTTCGGTGACGGGTCCGGATACATTAGGCCGGGGTGAGCGTGCAGTTCTGAAGCACGCGGACGCGGGCTTCATCGAGCGGCGTGGAGGTGCTCACGCTGGCGCCGACAACGGCAGCCGCGCGGACCCACAGGTCGATTTCCGCGTCGTAAGGGTTGGCGACGATGCCGAGGTCCGCAGCGAGTTTTTCGCCGAGGCGTTGAACGGGGTCGTTGTAAACGTTGGACATGGGTCAGGAGTCTTTCTTGTCGTTCTTGTCGCGTCGCAAAGCCTGCGCCTTGCGGAAAATGTAGAGTGTGGTCACGGCGGCGACAGCGACTTGACCAATCAACACCAGCACGCCGAGGACGGACGTGGAAGTGTCGAGGAAAATGTTTGCGAGAGGCGAGCCGAACCCGACAGCGGATGCGGCGTAAACTTTGATGTTGTCGAACACGAAAAAGGTTGGGGGCGGGCCGATGCTACCCTTAACCGAGGGAATACACCAGCCGCGCCCCCAGATTGGTCAGCTGATGGGCGTGTCGATACCGAGCGCGGTGACGAGCGCGTTATCGAAGTCCGACCCGGCACCCTTGTCGGTGATGGCGGAGCCGCCAGCAATGAGGACCTCCTGCAACAGTCCGGAGACCGACCGGCCTTCGAGGCCAGTCAGGCTGAGGGAATGTCCGAGAGCCAGGAGGGCGTCTTGAGCTTGAACGTATGTCATGGAATCAGTGGGTTGATTGTTGGTCACGTCAGCGTGGGGGGGGGTTTGCCACCCCACCCCCCACCAAACAACGCTTGTGGTATTTTTGTTGTCCCGGCCGGTGGGGGGGCTTCCCCCCCCCCACGCCGCCTACAGACCACGGTTAGGAGTCGCAAACGCCCAACGTGGCAAACGCATCGCTGCCGGAGAACCCGGAGGCGTCCACAACGGAGCAGTCGGGCAGACCGAGGTCAGCCGTGCAACGCTTGTAGAGGATGGGGACGACGTGCTGCGGCCGAATCGGCTGGTAGGCACGAGTAATCTGATACTTGTGCCAGCCGAAGTCGCCGAACTGGTTACAGTCGTTGTCCACGATGTAGTGCCACTCCAGCTCACCCATGTGAAGCTGCGGGGCATACTTGAACGTGCCTTCGCCGACATACTTCTCGGGCACCAGCCGGTTGAAGGTGTTGTCGAACATGAGGAACCCGACCTCGTAGGTCGCGGCCAACCACGCGGGGTTGATTTTCGCGAACGCCGTGTTCTTCGACACGTTGGCAACGTTCACGACGGGGTCAACCAGAATCAGGTTGCCGTCGCCGTCGAAACCAGTGGCGCGGAGCGGACGCTGGTCCACACCGAAGGCGATGCCGCGGTAAGCGGGGGCCTCTTCGAACTGGTAAGCGCTGACCGATTGCTCGCCCAGCTTGTATCCACCGGTCGTCAGACCGATGAGGATTTCCTTCACGCCGATTTCATTGCGGAAACTCTCGATGATGTCGGAGCTGCCGATGAAGCGAGCGTGGGGCATACCCTTGCCTTCGCTGTCGAACATCGAGGCGAACAACGCCTCTTTGACGAACCGCGTGACGTAGTGCAGAGCCTTGAAGCTGAGCGGACCCGTCGGATTGAGCGGAGCGAACTGGACGCCGAGGTCCGTTTCGGTTCCACCGGTGAACAGCGAGTCGAAGTCGTA